ATGAAGGATTTGAAAGAGCGCGTGACTGATGAGCTGATGCCGCGAGCATTCGGCGTAAAGCGCTTGACGCACGTCTGGATCGATACCATCAACCATTGGTTAGTGATTGATGCATCGAGCTCAGCACGCGCCGATGAAGTCATCAAGTTACTGCTGAAATGCTGCGACAAGATCCCGCTGGAGAGCCTACGCGTAAACATTAGTCCACAAACAGCAATGACAGCCTGGCTGGCTGGCAACGAGGCACCTAAAGGCTTCACTATCGATAAGGACACTGAGCTCAAGAGTGCGAATGAAGATAAAGCCACCGTGCGCTATGTGCGTCATACGCTGGAACCGAACAACATTAGCGGGCACATAGCAGACGGCAAGCAATGCACAAAGCTTGCACTGACCTGGAATGATCGCGTCAGTTTCGTGCTGACCGATGCCCTGACCATCAAACGCATTAAGCCACTGGATGTGCTGGATGATGACCAGGATAAGGGTATGAATGAAGAAGAGCGTTTTGATGCTGATTTCGCGCTCATGACGGGTGAATTGGCAACTCTGATCGATGATCTGGTGTTTGCGCTGGGTAGCGAGCCGTCCCCTACATCAATTGAGGGGAAGTGAGATGTGCGACTTAGACTTGGTTCAGTTTTACGCAGAGCTCTATGCTGAAGCCCTGCGTATTGCGTCAATGAGTTCAGCGAACATGCCATTTTCAGCAAAAACGTTAGCCAGCGAAAGCATATTAATTGCAGATGTTGAAACTGCCGAGGCAATCATCAAGCGAATGATGGAGGACGGCAAAATAACTGAGACATCTCCTGGCTATTACGCATGCAAGTCAGAAGTCATCAAGCGCGCCGATTCATCCAACTGCAACGAGGTGGCCGCATGAGGCGCGATAACTTTACGATGCAACTCGGATTCCCCCATGAGTTGATCATTGACAATTTTGCTGGCGGAGGTGGAACTAGCGAAGGATTAGAGCAAGCGCTTGGGCGGCCGGTCGATATCGCAATTAATCACGATCCTGAAGCTCTTGCAATGCATGCCATAAACCATCCGCATACGATGCACATATGTGAAAGTGTTTGGGATGTAGATCCAATTAAGGTAACAAATAACCAGCCGGTAGGCTTAGTTTGGCTATCACCTGACTGCAAGCACTTCAGCAAGGCAAAAGGCGGCACCCCAGTCGAGAAGCGGATACGTGGTCTTGCCTGGATCGGGATGCGCTGGGCAGCAAAGTGCAAGCCTCGCATGATCATGCTGGAAAATGTTGAAGAGTTCCAGGATTGGGGGCCACTCATCATTGACGCTAGTGGAGAGGCCAGGCCAGATCCATCTAAAAAGGGTAAGACCTTTGAGTCTTTCGTTCGTCAACTGCGCGGACACGGATATCAGGTTGACTGGCGAGAGCTGCGCGCCTGCAATGACGGCGCCCCGACAATTCGCAAGCGATTATTTCTTGTTGCTCGACGTGACGGGGTCAAGATTGGTTGGCCTGACCATGCTTATGGCGCTCCAACAAATCCCGCTGTACTCGCACGCAAGCTTTTGCCATGGGCAACTGCTGCTCAGTGCATAGACTTTAGCATTCCTGCGCAAAGTATTTTCAGTCGAAAGCGCCCACTGGTAGTTAATACAGAACGCAGGATAGCCAAAGGACTCTTGCGCCACGTACTGACCTCAGCAAAGCCATTCATAGTCAGCACAAGTGAGCAAACCATTTCTGCCAACCCTATGTCAATAGGCAATCCGTTAAGAGCTATCGCTAAGGAAAATTTCAACTGCCCTATTCTTGCTCCTTTCTTAAATGAGCACGCAAATGCAAGCAGTCAGCGCACTATGCCAGCAGACGCCCCACTGCGTACTGTGTGCGCACAAGTGAAAGGCGGTCACTTTTCTGTCGTCGCTCCCACACTAACGCCAATGCGAGGCACTAGCGAAGCGCATCTTGGGGGGCATGATATCAATGCTCCGCTATCCACAATTTCCGCTGGCGGAACTCATCATGGCCTAACATCTGCCCACTTGGTCACAATTGGTCATGGAGAGCGAGCAAGGCAGTGCGCCGAGACGCTAAAAATCGAGCCTAAATTGAACGATGAGATAAGTGATGGAGTACATAAAAGTCTAATTGCAGCATTTCTTGAGCAGGCCAATGGGGGATTTTACGATGGTGATGGTAGGGGTGTTGATGAGCCAGTTTCTACGATTACCAGTTCTGGCAGTAACCAGCGCCTAGTAATGGCATATTGCATAAAGTACTACTCTAGCGGAGGTCAATGGCAAGGTCTTACTGAGCCGATGCATACATTACCGACGAAAGCCCGCATGGGACTTGTTCAGACTGTCCAAATTGCCGCCGATTGCCTGGATGAAGAACACCGGGAGCGAGCTCGCCTATGTGCGAAATTACTGCATACCCATTTGCCGGAATATTTTACTAAGCCTGCTGAAATGGTGATTTTTTATCATTCCGGTCAATGGTGGGTTTTGGTCGATATTACCTTACGCATGCTCAAAGCGAGGGAATTATTCAACGCACAAGGATTCCCGTCTACGTACATCATTGACGAGATACCCAATCCTTCCTTGTTGTTTTCAGATGGCATTCAGGTAGCGAACCCTTTGGAGGTTCCTCGCATACCACTTTCAACAGTTGCTCAAGTACGCATGTGCGGCAATAGCGTTTCGCCAAATCAGGCGAAGGCCTTGGCAATTGCGAACTTCAAACATGAAAAGCAATTGGCGAGGGTTGCATGAAACGAATATCCGAGAGAATAACTGGCAAACAGCAAACTTACTTAGCGGACTTCCACGACGAAGTTAAAGCCGTGGCACGCAATTACGCATTGAGCCGGTATGTTGGTGAGAAGTACAGAATCATCTCAGATAAAGAGATTACCGGCCAGTATTGCGGAGTCCTAGGCGTTCGCATGGCAATTGTCTGGGGTGTAACACGCGGAACTGCGAATCGTAGGCTGCAGGCACTTGCAGCATATGGCGTGTTTCGCGAACCGCGCTACGGACATACTCACTGCGATAGCTACAAGGTATCGGAAGAATTGGGCGTCCAGTACGTCAACGAGGCTATTCAACACTGGATTTCCGTAGGCTACAGCCAGACAGAATTCCGAGAAAAAATCCATTTAGAAAGTAAAAAATGAGCAACCTTCAACAGCACATTGGCAATAAAACAGTAGGCACTGGAACCACGCCTGGCGCCTACCAATTTGATCGGTTAATCAAAGCATTACCGGTGACAAATCTAAATACAGCAAGAAAATCAGATGAATTGATTTCGGAGTTGCTTGCGAACGTCAACGAATATGCTCCAGAGACAGTAACAGCACTACTTGCATACGAAGCAGCCCAATATATTAAATCACTGGAAGAGGAAATTGCCAAATTAAACCGGAAATCAATCCACGGTTTAGAAATTACTGCCGCTCAGCTGCAAGAAGTGCTGGACTTTGTATTTGCCGATGCCGATGCACGAGATGACCACGAAAGCAGCGCTCGAATAGCCTTCCTACCAGCCGAGTATGCCCCGATTGGCGATAACAACATACGGATGAAGCCGGGGCTTTACGCATGTGACGCAGAATATCCTGAGGAGGGCTGGATCCCACTTTTTGACGATGCTGATAACGATGACGGCGGTGCAGCATGAGCCAATTACCACAACGCGACGAAACCAAGCCAGCTGAACAGCAAGGACTGTTTCAAAAATTCATTGTTGCACGCACAGACGGCAAAGACGCGCCAGGGCAAAAGCATTGCGGGTGCGAATATTTTGTTCTGGACGTGAAACATGACCAACACGCAAAAGCGGCACTGGCAGCATATGCAATTGCGTGCGCGGAAAGCCATCCAGATTTAAGAAACGATTTGGTGCGACGTTATGCCCTGCCGCCGCCTGAAGTGGCACATAAACCATCCGGCTATTTTAAAGCAGATTTAAATGGCAATTTATTATGGGGGCAGGATTGCGTAAACGAAGAGGATGTTTTTTTCAATGGCATTGACGAAATATCCAGACCTTTCTTTATGGCACCGCAAGAATTAGTTAGCCTGGAAGTGGAAAACAGAAAATTGAAGCTTCGTTTAAATCGAAACGTTTCTTTACTTGCTAATGAAACTTTGCAGTCTGAAAAAGAAAGCCTTTTGCTGCAAATAGCCGAACTGCGCGAAGTGCTGGAGCTGGCAAAGAACGGACTGCAATGGTACCAGGATCAATTCCCGGAGGTTGCCAGCGAGACGGACTATGAAACTATGGAGCGCATCAATGCAGCGCTGGAAGGTGTTGAAAATGACTAATGAAAAACAAGCGGTTGTTACGGTTGAAAAAGACGGAAATATGTGGTGCGCCAAAGGCGAAGGGTTTATTGACCTGCAAACCAGTGAAAACTATGCTTTTGGCAATACACGGGAAGAAGCAATCGATAATTATTTTATTGCCGCTGTAGCAAAACTCAATGTATTGCCAGTCCCATCAGTTACCGATCTGGAAAAGCATGCGGTTAAAAAAGACGGATCAAGACATGATATTTGCAGACGGATTGAATCAGACCTGAAAATTCAAAACGAGCAGTTGTGCGATCAGGCCGAAGCCCTGCGCCAAGAGAATGCCGAACTCAAAGCCCAGCTGGAAAAAGAGCGCATGCGCTTGGCAGGCTGTGCCACAGCGGCACTGATGAATACGGAGGAATCAGTTAAAGACCGTATCAGCAGTGACAACCCTTACTGGTCAGCATCCTATGGCGACATATGCAATGCTGTGGATCGTGAAATTGCACTGCGCAATGAGAATCAGCAATTGAAAAGCGTCATTGACTCTGCGCGAAGCGCAATTGAGGTGCTACTGGATTATGCCAGCCCACCGGAAGCTAACTGCAGCTGTCATATTTCCCCGACTTGCAATGATTGTATCAATTACGGGAAACAGCGCGAAGATGTGGAATATGTAGAGTCCATAGATAAGGAACTTTGCATAGCACTGAAAGGCGGTGTGGCATGAGCTACGAACAATTGCGCGAGCAATGCGCCGTCGCGTGTTATGAGGCGATAAAAGGTGAAATGGGCGAATCTTGGTTCGCAAAACAAATCGCAGACGTAATTCGCGCCTTGCCCCTTCCTGATCAAAAACCTATAGAGCCGATTGGTTTTGTTTATTTGTGGGGCATTGGAAAAATGCGAGCAGATAACAAAATCTATGCCTCGTTCAAAGAATGCAACGACCAAGCAAAGCTAGTCAAAAGTTGCACGGAAGTGCATCAAGTCTACACCGCGCCGCCATACACCGAAGCACTTCACAAAGAGAATACCGAACTGCGCAAGTTGTCTGACGACTTATTGAGCACTCTATCGAAGCGGTGCTATGTAATGAGTGAGTCGAATCTTCCCGGGTACCGACTTCTGATCGGGTTTGAAGGCTTAGAAGATGTACAGGCTGCACACTCCGCGATAGTCAACATCAAGAAAGGCGGTGCAGCATGAACGTAGCATACCAAGCAATGCTCTTCGCACGTGAAAAGCATAAGAGCCAAGTTCGCAAGTACACGGGCAACCCATACGCCGACCATCTGGCGGAAGTCGCAGGCATTGTGGCGACGGTCGATAAATCGCCCTTATCAATCGCAGCTTCGTGGTTGCACGATTGCGTAGAAGATCAAGGCGTGAGCATTGAAGAAATTAATGATCGCTTCGGCGTGGGTGTTGCTTCGGCTGTCGAATTCTTATCTGACATGGAACAGGGCAACCGAGCGGAGCGGAAAGCCGCGTCGCGCATTCGATTGGCTGCGGCACCTGGATGGGTGCAAACAATCAAATGCGCAGACATGATCAGCAACACCTCCAGCATTGTGATGCACGACCCGAAATTCGCTGTCACGTATCTGGATGAAAAGCGGCTGCTGCTGGACGTTATGACTAAAGCCAACCCATTACTATTGACTATTGCACGCGATCAGATAGGCGGTGCAGCATGAGCTGCGGATACAAAGGAAGGCACTTCGGTGCTACTTATCAGGATGCAACTTGCATTGACGGCTACCTTTGGGATCTTGATAGCTGCGATGAGCCAGGCGGAGCGCTCTATCACGGAGGCGACATAGGCTGTCCATGCTGCAATACAAAGGCGTATCTTGAATATTGTGACTTCAGGCCATCGGGCAACGCTAAGCAGCGGCGAATCGACATAAGGAGCAAGATTAGAAACATACACAACAAAATAAATGGAGGTCGTATATGAGCCACACAAGAGAACAAGCCAAAGAACTGTGGTGTCCGACGGTACGGGTTGTGCGCCATGAAGTTGTCCGCCGCGAAACTGCGAAAGTAAGCGGTCTGGTCGCAATTACAGAAGACCATCACATCGTAAGCGGCTGCAACACCGACACAATGGGCGGCGTGCGCGTTCCCGCAATCTGCCGCTGCATCGCAGACCAGTGCGCCACATGGCGCTGGGTTCCGGGAGGGCTAAAGAGCAGCGCAGGTGATCGTCACCCAACAACACGAGGCTACTGCGGTCTGGCCGGTCGTCCGGAGGTGGCGCCATTATGACCAATATACGAAACCTGATCAGCCGAAACAAGCGTGAAGGGCGTTATCTTGGCTGGCGTAAGTCAGCAGGCCATCAGCGGATGGGATATCAAATGGGGTACACGCTGCGCGATCTGGCAGCGATGCGTAAGGGGTCTGTAGAGGAGGTAATGCTATGACGCCCATCGAACTCAAACCATACGGCGCAGGGCATCCGCATTACGTCCTTGCAGAGCGCATCCTTTCCTGGCACCTAATCGATTACAACGGCAGGCACGGCACTTGTATTGTGCTCGATAACGGCAAGGAAATGAATTGCGGAAATTGGCCGCGTGAAATCGCGGCAGCTATTGAAAATTTGAAAGCGGGTACAGCATGAACCAACTAGAACAACCAAGAGAGCAATGTGCAAAGGTTTGCGATGAGCAAATATCCGATGATCTCCGAAACCGCGCTGATGTATGCGCCAACGCAATCCGCGCCATTCCCCTACCTGATGTTCGGCTCTCTATTGGCAACACGTTTAATGAGCGCGTTTTGAACGTTCTCGGCGAAACCTGGAATCTGGTCAGCTTTCCGCTTGAGCAGCCATTTAAGGCGCAAGCGCGCAGTGAAATTATGCGTTTAATGACGGAAATTGTATTAATGCGCAATGAGCCTACAGTTGAAGAGCTACGCGCTGAGAATGAGCAGTTGCGAAACGCACTGGAGCAATACCACGCTTTCGCCTCTATGAGACGCGATGAACTTGGCTGCTTATCGGACGAACTGGAAAGCATCGACGCTTATGCCAAATCTGTGCTCGACAGCAGTAAAGGCGGTGTAGCATGAGCCGCCGTCGCGCCCCCAAGCCCTAACTCTAAAGATCACTAATTCGCAGATAAACAAAGTTGAAAGCCCGCAACTCAATAAAGAGTGCGGGCTTTTTTATTCAGCAAAGCATTTGCTGATTCGGACTTCATTTTTGAACGATTCAAAGTCAATGATTATTTTGTCTCGATCTTCTGCGAATCGGTAAAGACGCTCCTCAACATCTCTAGGGAGTCGGGTAGTCGTTTTTTCGACATCTCCGCCGGTGCTGGCGCCTTCGACTCCTGCGGCAAAGCCTTCACAGATGGACTTTGGGACGCGCAGGCCGCCAATGATGCTAGTGCGACCGTCAGCAATAACTTTGTCATATTTAGTTTTAAGTGCGCCATACATTTCCTCACGATTTAGTCTTTCTTGCTTTATCTTCCCGGCTTTAATGGCTTCTTCAGCCTTATTTTGAGCATCTTTTTCGACCAACGCTAAACTCTCGCGCAGAATGCGATCACGGTCTTTTTTTTCCCAAGAGGCTTTCTCCCTCTCCATCCCAGCGATGCCTCCAAAGTATTCGCCGGCAGAATAGGAACAAATACTTATAGCGATGATGATAAGAATGTATTTGCCATATGTCATATACGCCCCATGTATTTAGGCATCCGGGCAAATACTCTGCCTGGATACTTGCTGTTGATAGTACAAAAATCTTCACCGTAGCCAGCAACTTTTATCCGAGATTGAGGACATTGGTTTTCAAGATTTCCTGCCCATATGCCCGGCTGGCAGCCAGGCGTCATTCGACAAGATCGAATCCGCTTATTGACGCTACCAGCGCCACCGTTGTATTGAGCCGCAGCACACATAAGAGAATTGTCACTGTCGTGCATAATTGACGTACATGCCCGGTTATGAGAGCGTAATTTAAGAACAACGGCTCTAACCTGGTATGACACGTTGAAACAATCCCCCCAAGTCCATCCGTTTAGAGAGGGGTCTAATCGCTTCGTTTCCTCTAAAGCATCAAACCTTACCGACCCATCAGGCTTATAAGCTCGAGTAAATTGACCAATTCCACAACCATATTCACGCGATGTTTTAAGCTCTGCACGGATCCGGTTCAAACTTTCCTGCTCTGTTGCCGCCGGAATAAACTCGAGGCGCGCCAGATCAGGCCAAAAATGCTCAATCTCCCCCCGCATAATTGGAAGTAATTTTTCAGACTCCCCCGGAAGGATACTGCCAGCATGCGACACAGCACTAAATAAAGGAAGCAAAGCAGTCAAAGCAACTACATTTAGTAGCCTCGGTCTCATACTATCCCCCGAAATGCGCTGATACCTGCATCCAGTACAGAAAAAGGAACGCTCCGATGCGTATTGCCCATGCAAATTGATGCGCACAATACAGCGCCGCTGGGGATGTGGCCTCGGCCAATTCAGCAATGTTCTGCAAGTCAATTTTTGGCGTTAGGAAAATACGAAACCACATCAGTGAAATTTCGACCCAAGCCAATATCCCAAGGGCGACTAATACATAAATTATCTCCGGGAACATTTGTCCGACGCTGTAAATGCCGCTGGCACTTAACTGAACAATGCCCTCAATCGATACAAATGCCGCAACAGTTAGCATAAAGAAAACCATTGTACGAAAGAATAATCTTTTAACCATAATCACCTCCATTTACCCAAATAAATCAATTCATAACAAATGTTGCATAACTAACCACCTTCCTAGGGTGGGACATCGCAAATGGAACGTCATTTGTAATGCCTATTTCCAGAGTGCAGACATCCCCAGGATGGATCGTCACAGGCACAAGAGAATGTCGCACGATCTCATAGCTGCCTTGCTTTATTTCGCGCAACGAGTCTGATAGATCCGCACTACCACTAGAGCAATTCATCTGCTTATCAAACCGTCCGGTGAAATCACTTAGAGCCACTAAGCCAAGCTTATATTTGATGTGAGCAATACCGTTGGAACGGTAAGTTTCAACGCTGAGCGGGCTCGATACGCGCCAAAGCGCCTCAGGGTATGTAGTCCTGTACGCAACAAAACCGAGCAGTGATGCGGTCGCGGTAATGCAAATAATGACGAGGGTCGCAAGCAATTTATGCCATGCCGAGTCGTTCGATAAGCGATCAGCTATCTCGTGTAGAAAATTTCTCATTATTTCAGCCCCACTTTAATTGCACTCCAAACCGCGCTACCCACGAAAACAAGAATGCCTATTACGATAGAACCAGCGACCGTTGTTACAACTTTCTCGATAATTGCCAGCCGCCACTTTTTACGCTGCTCGTCATCATTTCGAAGCTTTGCAATAAACTCATGGTCTTCATCATGCTTTTCTTTCGGTATTGCGCCCTCAGCCATCTTCGCGTGCATGGCATCAACAATTACCTTCGCAAGACGGCTTTCGCGCTCTGCTTCTGTATCTATTTTCTTTTCACCCATGCGGCACTTTCATAAATTCATCTTCGAGACAATTGTTTGCCAAAACCAACTATCGCACGCACTACGTTATCCATTCGCTCTATAAGGGCAACCTGCATTTTTTGCTCGGCATCTTTATTTTTTCGCCAAGCATCAAACGCTTTTGATCCAAAAAAATCCCGAACCTCGGAGGTTGGACAGCGCAATGCATCTGGATACGATGTGCCAGAATATAAACTTAAATTTACAGCCAATCCGCTAAGGTTTTCCCGCAAGTCGTTTCGCAATGTCGCTGATGCAGGAACATACTGGAAATCGCACCGGAGACAATTTTGATGCTCCGGCCTCCTGACTCTTAGGTAAGACAACAATGCCAAAATCATCTACTTCCGTCTGAAATAGATGCTCAATTTTTTTATTCCCAGCAAGAAATAACCCCAGCAACTCAACGAATTGAGACTCAGGATAATTCGATAGCACTGTCATTTTGTTTTTCAGCCATTGGACATAGTCCGAAAACGCATCTGCATGATCTGGCGGGGTTTCCGTCTTTAGCGTTAGCTGAGCTGCTATGCAGCCGGTGAGCCAGTGGTACCGGCCGGACATATTTGGTATTTCGCCATGTAGTTGCTCTATAGCTTCAGCGGCACCACCAAACAAAGGGGATATAGACCAAATGTCCTCGCCCACTTCACCAACTTCAATAGGGAATTCCGGAACATCTACGCCAATTAAGAAATCGGAGTAGCGCCCCCCGCCAAGCTGAAAATCGGGATCGCCGGCTTCATTTACGTGCGCAATATAATGCGCAACGATCAACGATCGCTCTTGAACGGTCATCTTCAATGGGTTTTTTACATGGAAATTACCCTGGGGCTCTGCAGAATCAATTACCTTCGCAATGAACTCAGTCATAGCTGACTCATTCATGTGCTCAGGAATTGCAACCAGCCTGATCGCATCGCCAATCGACAACTCTTTCAGGCGAATAGATAGGCGCTTTGTACGTAGAGGAGAAAAGTTAATCACGCTTACACTCCATTCATGGCTCGCGCCATATCATCTTTATCAAGCGCAGTTAGGCTACAAAGCGTAACTGGGACTACAATTTCCGTGTAATAGCCATCGGAAGCTATAGGTGAATTTAAAGGCTCACGAATATTCTCAATGACTAGCGGCGCGTAATATCGGCGCTTGTACTGAAGGCCAACCATAGTGGGAGCCTTTGATGGAAGGAGTGCCATTTGTGTGTTTGATGCAGAATTTTTTGCGCGAGCGGCCAAACTATCTCGACTCAACTTCTCCGGCAAAGCCCAATCCCATAGCTGCTTGAGGGGCGTTTCAACCTCATTGATTGGGTCTCGATATGCGCGAAATAATAGTGAGGCGGTGATTCTGATTGGAGGCATGCCAGTAAAAATCTGAGTCGAATTCAATTTTGTAATGCCCGTCCTACCCTTAAACTCGTTGATGTTCCGCTCAATTGCCCCCATTTCACCACCAGATCCACCCTTGTCGATTACGCCTATATCTTTCAAAAATGGAATAATTGCGCCCGACTGGAGCATAGCTACCAGCGCCGGGGCTTTTTGATCTGCGCTTGAGTTTTCAAAAGGGCTTTGCCAATTTAGCGTTGCCTCCAATTCCGATTCGATCAATGGAGCGTGAACCTCTGGAGAAAGCGTATCCTCTCTAATCCCATCACTATTTACCTGGAATATTTTTGCTATCAAATATTCACTCATTCCCATCCATTCAGATGAGAATGCGTTATCTGGTTTTGTTTCTCGAATATTTGGCATGTCGGTAGAGATCGGTTTTGGATTCTTGGCATTAGTTTGCGGTACCGACACCCCCGAATAAATGTGCGTTTTCCAAGAAAAAAGCCACCTTGTTTTTTAGGTGGCTTTTAAAAATGAGCAAAATTACATACCCATTCGATTACCAATGGTTCTCGATTTCATGCGACGCATGATTGCTCTTGCTGAATGCGACTTCAACTGTGCCTTGCGGATGCCGATTTTCTGTTTTGCAGATAATCGAACTTTGCCGCTCACCCGCTTATTAATGCGGACTTTCTTACCATGGCGAATAACCAGGGTTTTTTTGTACACAGCATCGAGTGCGGCATTTTCGGTTGATGCGTCATCTTCGGTGCCTGGTTCTTTTGTGCCGGCACTGTCAAATACCGCACCTTGCTCGTCATCACCAAAAGCGAATTCGTCAATATCGTCACTTGCGAGGTCATCGCCGTCAGGCAATGCTGCAGCCACAACGTCAGAAATACGAATTGCGGCATCAGCATCCCAATCATTGAGAAGCAAAGAGCAATCATCATCAGTAACGCCCTTACCGAGCAAATAGTCCCATGCTGTTTCAAGCGCCATATCCAAAACAGCACTTTCATCATCATCCAATTCGCCATCCTGATTCGCATCAGCAATACCTACCAACATCATCAACAACCGGTCAGGAAGTGACTCATCATCTTCAAGATCGTCCGTTTCAACCCATTGCTGGATCGTTGCTGCTACCAACAGCCTGATGTTTGTGTCTGCATAGATGGACGCCGTCTCAGGGGAATCTGCATTCGTGCCAGGAACTGCCTTCTTTTCGCTGCCATCGACTGAATCTAGTGCAGCCTTTACAGCATTCGTTACTTGCTTTTGAGCCGGCAAATTCGGCTTACCGGATCCGAGCATCCCACGGATCATACTTGCAGATGGATGTTCCATTTCTTTCCTTTCTACGTTGAATCCTCCCTGGATAACCAGGGAGGGCATCGATTATCGCGACAGTGTTTGAGAGATGGTGATTTGACGGGTCGTGCCGTCATACCGTAACGAGTACGAAATATCCATGAGATCAGCGGGCTTTTGCTGATTTGGCGCAACTGCAAATTGAAATGCTGCCCCACCAAGATCCTCAGACTCTTTTATCCAGCCGGATGACTGTGCGCCTTCAAATAAGGCCTTTAAGAAATCCTGCGTCTTCTTGACTGAAATCGACATGGGCAACTGCAAAATTTCCTTACCAAACATGCTCACCCAGTTATCAATAGAGCTGGACATTTCGGCGACAGAAATCAGCTTTTTAAAGCTGGTGCTTACTTGTGCGCATGTCAAGCTATCCACGAACACATATTTACCGCCACCGTTGTATGTCTGGAATTTAACTTGGTTTATCTTTGCCTGCGCCAGGTCACTGTCTTCCGGCTCAGATGGTATGTAAACCGGGACAATGCCTGTACGATTCAGTGGATATGCCTTACCAGCAATTGGGAAGTTTTTCGGCGCAAAACCTTTGGCGTTTTTTTGCGCATTTCGAGCGCAGCGCAACGCTACGTTATAAGTTGCCGTACCAATCAAGACTTTCCCATTGATGCCTAAAGGGTCATCCGATTTCAACGGCGACCAGTAAGCATGAACATAGTGAGAATCGATATTCAACTGAGCTAACTGCGCAATTGCTGCTGATGGGCTCAAAGAACCATCAAGATCAATAGCAAGCTGTGTATTGGTATCTTTAGCCAATAACGCCAACTTAGAAAGCAGTGCTGCCGCCTGATTTCCGCCGGAGACCAAATAGCCGTACTGCAAATCGGTATTCTTCAGTGCATTTACTGCGCGCTGATAGTCAGCATTCGAATATCCGGTGCCACCTTCGTTGAAATAGATTTGCACCGGTGTCGTTGCAATTTTGCTGTTTCCGTTTGCGTCCCGCCCATACGCATTACTTGCGACAGGAATCGCAGTAACACTGCCAACGGATACAACAACATCAGACGTACTGCGCTCAACAACATCAGTTAGGAGTTGGCTTCTGCCAAAGTCATCCTGCGAAGGTGTCAGCGATCCGGTAAATTCATACAGCAAAGATCCCGACGCATCACGTAACTTTAATGTGACGATGCTATTTGGAACCGGTGCGCCGGCAGACAAAAACTGGTCAGCATGAAGATCGACAATCAAGCCATCATTGAAGCACTCTAAATGCTGGATAGCCAGCAAATACGGCGTCGCTGGGATTGTAGGCGAAACAGAAGCCGCCAGATTGCTTGAATTATCAAGCGTCAGAACGATGTAGCTGAGCGCTGCAGCAGCGGGTACCAAGCGTGATACGATAACTTTATACGCGCCATTGTCCAGGGCTTCAGAAACATGGATATGCGCCTCATTGAGTACGCTGTTGCGCAATGGTTCGCCGCGGCCGAGTTTGCTTGTAAATTTACTGCGAGAAACTTCAAATGCTTTATCGATGCGGCCACGAGTTGCGCGCATGACTAATGCAAAAACCTGATCCGAATTGCCGGAGTCAGGTGAGTCTGAATTATCTTTCAGCGGATTCAATTGAACCCCAGATTGATAACCGAGCTGTCGAACAAATGGAGTAACCATTATTTACTCTCCTTTGAGTAAGTTTGATTTATTTCTTTTTTGAAGATGCTTTGGTAGATTTATTTTCTGAACCTACAGAACCCTCAGGGCTACCTTCTTCCGCGCCTTCCGATTGCGCTTCAGAAATACCCTCTCCGGACGCGCCCTCCGATTTCGCTTCAGAGATACCCTCTCCGGACGCGTCATTGCCGGACGTACCTTCACCAGCCGCGCCGTCTGGATCTGAGATTGCTTGACCATTAGCAACTTCATTGATTTGCGTATCGCCAACCTTCAAATCCAGACCCGACTCACTTTCAGGAATCGAATAGCGCGCAAATTCTTCTTTCAGATAGATTTCCAGCGCCGATTCATACTGATTCAACGCAAGCAGCTGCTCGAAATCTGATAAAACTCGCTTCAATTGGTCTTCGGTTTGAATCGTCAAATTAGTGGCGTTCAACTCACCGAGGTTTGAAGTAATTTCAGCGCCTGCCTGTGGAATTTGAAAGTTCAGCGGAGTGTTATTCACCACGACAATTTCCAATGGGAAGCCTTGATCCGAGAAATCGGCGACTGCCTTCTGAACAGCAAGGGATAGCAAACTCGCATTCAGGCCGCACAAAATAATGGTTTTTTTCATATCATTGCTTTCTTTTATGATGCAGCCATACCAAAGCATGGCTGCGTTCTTAGTCGACTTGAAGCTTGCTATTACTTCAGATTGATGATGTTAATCAGCGCACAACCGGCTGCGGATGGCTGGTGCGGATTCACTGCCGTAAAGTTACGGGCATAGAAACCAGCGCCAGAAACTTGATCACGGGTTGCGGTCAAAGGAATGATAGTCGGAGGAACAGCATCACCCAGGACGAATGGATTGCGCGCAACCTGTGTAGAGCGACCAATACATACAACCTGAGACGACGCACCACCATTCGCTTCAACTGCCTGAGGGTTGTAATAAACTTCGTACATACCGAAGAGTCGGCCAAGGCGGTAAATGCTTGGTCGCGCTGTGATTCCGGATGGTTCAAAAATCGTTGCATCAGCAGTTTGCAAGTTAGCAGCCATGGATTTGCCAACATACAAATGGGTAATGCCATGATCCATAGTGTCTTCAGCCATTTGCTGAGATGACGCATTCAGAATCGCTGCGAAGTCTTGCCAGATTTGTGCGCGAGTTTTTTGCAGGCCGAAGTTCGACCAGTTGAAATCAAAGGTGATGTTATTGGTCGAACCGAGGCGAGCCGCTTTTTGCAGAACATTGAAATGACGCTCATTTGCAAATTGATTGCGAATTGCCAACATCGATTCTGCAGCTGGATCCAGACCTAACTCGTTTGAGAACTGGGTACGAGTGTCGATGGTTTGCTCAGTATTAACTTTCCACGGATTTGCGTACAAATCAAACGAGGTGGCATTGGTACTGATGAACGGAATAGTGCCAGGCGAACGCTCAAAGTCAATAAAGCCCTCAGCTACTACCTTCGTATTTGCCGGCAATGGTGTATCGGTAGTGATTGCGACCACGCCAGTATCCAGATTCACTGTGCCGGAAATCAAATATGGAACGCCGCCAATCGTGACGCCACCAACGATGGCCGATGCAGAGGCAGAGCCAGATCCATTTGCTTCGCGAGCTGCGAAGAATCCGTTGATGTAGATTTGCGTACGTCCGCGCATCAATTTAACCGGGCTACCGTTCTGGTCGCACAATTCAGAAGAAATCTGGTTTGCGGTAATTTTGTCGCCAAACGCATCAGCTGTTCGAGTAAGCGAGTGGCAGCGAGCAGAATTGATGTATGCGCGGCCACTGTTGATGCCGTCCATAATGTCATTTTGCTTGTATCCGCCAAATTGATTGCCGGCCGTATGGGAGACAATGATCAACTTCGCTTGATTCGATCCAATGTCTGCAGCCATATAGTTTGCAACCGGGATGGCTTCAGAAATGGCAGCTGTAATCGCAATTACTGCGCGGTTTGGTTGCAAAGACAGTGGGTCAGAATGTGCATTGCTCGCAGAGTCCAGCGTGTATTTTTTACGCGCTTCTTCTGTCGTAGCATATGCCTGGTGAATCGCAGATTCGATAACGTCTGCAGTCGGAGCCACGCCATGCTGGCGCTCGTACGATGCAACACCATCAAGCAAACCCTTAACGATGCGGTCAGCATTTTCTTTCGGCATTTCATCCAGAATGACCTGTAATTTTGCAGGTACAACGGAGTTAGCTTGGCTTGCCGATGTATATTCCATAGCTGCAGCAGAATCAAAAGTACCACTGCTGCCAATGGAGTTTTCTTTCAGTCCTGAGACGTATTCAGCAACTTGGACTGTGTCCTTGCTATTGTATTGTGCGGATTGCTCACCCATATTTGCCTCTCAAAAAGTTTAAAAATTTTTGCTTTTGCGCGAGACATCCCACGCAATACTTGCAAAATCAATTTTCAAACTTGTCGAGAGTAGGAAACTTCGTATTTTTCCAAAATCAAGCCTGTTGGCGAGCCTTACGATACTCAAAGTCCTGACGACATTCGTCGCTGCAAAAAATGGTACTACTCTGCTCAAAGCAATTTATGCACTCGGTGACTTGAACCTTTGAAGGCACCCGTGCCTTTGCCTTTCGAATTTGACGCAGCCGATGGCTTACTTCAATCTCAGAAAAATCAACAACCATATCAACGATATCAGCCATTATTAACCCACATTCAATTTACTATCGATTGCAGCAATTTGTTCATTAACTTCTGCGATTGCATCATTCAGAGCGCCGAGGCGGGTCTGTAAAGACTCCTCGATTTTTACTACTGAAGTCTTTATCGCAGCAGGCAATGCCACCTTTATGCTAGCTAACCTCTTCTGAAATGAAGTGCGCCCACTCTCCATTTTGGCTGCAAGTTCGGTTGCTGCCTCTTGATGGTCATCTTGGTTCTTGATTGGAATTATTTTCCCATTCAACTTCACCTGGAAAATGTCCCCAGACTGCTTGACCATCAGAGTAACCGTCTGACTATCCGAAAAAATCAGCTGCAGTTCCCGGTAAGTTATTCCTGATGTTCTTTTCAACCCAGGCAAGATATCTGCTTGTGCAACCTCTGCACCAGCCCTTAGAAATGCTTTTCTTATTGCTTTTGTCGAAGCATCTTTAGCACTTCCCATCTCTGAAAAATTCAGTAAAACTTTCCCCATATGATCCCTTTATGCTCTTGACTTACTTGTGCTGTAACCATCGTGCTCGTCGTGATGATGCGATTTCGTACCAATGCCATCGACCAACACGTCACCGCCGGTAACTTCGATACTTCCGTTAATCCGCGCTGATGCCCCGCCGCCCGCAGATCCGGAGCCGGCCATGCCGCCCTTGTACGTCAGCAATCCGTCAACCTCCACGGCACCGGTAAATTTCGTCTTCGGACATTCAACTAAAATGTCATTGGCAAGCACAGTAATTTCATTGGCCTCTACTATTGCCTTGTCCGTAACCACATGAAATAGCTTCCCAACTTTGAAATACATTGTCCCGTCAGCATTTAGCTCAATATTGGCATGATGATATTTCCGCCAATCAAGCATATTTCCAGTATTTTTAGCCCGGCTACCAACTATTACTGGGTACCTTGGATCTCCGAATTGGAATGCGAGCCAAACTAGATCACCCTTCAGTATCTCGAGCTCGGTATGCTGCGACTTATCGCCAATCGGATATAAGATTTCCGCCTGCGGCAATACTTCTGCGCCATCGGTAATGCCATCGATCTGAATACGACACATGCGTGTAACTTGGTTATATGAATCAACCACAGCAGGTATTAAATTAGCCAGCACTGTTACCCCTCCAGAGTTCCAAGCCAAAATTTTGAATAAGTATCAACACCTTCGCCGTCAGTTCCACTGATGAATGCGTGCGCCGCCGTGATAACGACATAATCATTTTTCCCAACAGTGATGATGCTTCCCGCGTTAATCGATGGCGAGAAGTCTAATCGGGCGATCTTTCTTGTTACGATGGCCTTTGATAGGTTGCGCAATAGCCTTGAATCAGTACGGGGTTGATACTGAGCCGCCCGTACTTTTGACTTATTGCCAAAAACAAATTTTCCCTGCTCATCTAAAGAGTAAAAGAAAGGGATTTCGTGCCGCTCTAAAAATCCACTCGCGATTTCTTGCGCGGCATCTTCAGATATAGTGATCGAGGACTTTTGCTTAAACAGATCCTCCAACCTAAGAAATCGCACACTCCCCTTATCCAAAAACACTGCGCCGCCCTCCTCCTGGAGAGATACTGCTATGTGATAACTTGGCACACCACCGATAAAGCAAGAGAATTTTTTGATAGAGAAGTCAGATTCGATCCGCACAGAAGCCCCGCACGCCCCGTAAACCTCACCAAGCGTTGCACCCTCTTTAATCACAGCTGAGCTTCTACGAAATGAAATTTTGTGACATGGGCGGTATAGCGCAGTAATGCTTAGCGGTGGATAAACATCCTTTCCCTGAGCTCCTGCTACATCATTCGACTTCTCAACCTTGATTATCTGAAATTCATAGTTATAGCTTCCCGCAATGAGAAAATTCCCCTCTACGGCCTGCTTATCAATTTCCTCAGATCCCCTAAGAGTCACCTCCAAAGAGGCCGGAACCGGTGAAAGATCAGTCCGCAAAACCGCGGAAATAACCATGTCGCCAGGCAAAACGCTCCCATTTTGAAGGGTTATATTCATAACTCAAATTGAGATAATCGGCTGAAAAAAAGCAAGGCTTGGCATGATTTGCTCATACTGAACAATGTCATTCTGTATTTCTGATGTCGTTCTACCGTACACGTCAACACCAAGGTTTCGAGAAGCCTCAAGGTAAATTGCATTCTCGCGCTCAACGTAAAGCATGAAGAGTGGCTTGATAATCCCCCACTCGTGCTGACTTAGTTTTGTCGACGAATCAACCCAATCTGTCGGAGGAACAGGCAATGAATTGAAGCATGGGGAGGATGCATCGCTTAGATCGGTTCCAAGTAGAGCGTCAGCAGGCAACTTACTTTCGATAGCACCAAAAGTTGCATAAAAGCGAGCTGCATTTACTGCCTGCTGAATCACTACCGGGGCATCCAAAACAATACCAAGCGGTCGCTCTTTGGTAAGAAGCGACTCCGCGAGTAGATTAATGCTTATGGATTCCATTGGGCGAATTAGACAGGCGCCCGATTACCAGGAATATCATCTCCGAAATAGTGGAAATGAATAGTCCCTGTAATTGTCATAACCTGGGATCGGTTCTCCCAATCTCGGTCAGGGTTATCCAAGACCAAGAAGCAGTCGACGATTCGTTTGGCACGTATGAACGATTCTGGAACGCCCTCATAGACTTTTGCATTGAAGCGGGCGCCGCTTCGAAGCTGGGACAGCATCATGGCCGAAACGTGATTTGCGGTTGTTTCGAACAGCGTAATCGCCCCTTGATGGTAGATTTTAGTCTGCTGCGGCTGAGTTGAATTCATTCCCATTGGCATTGGAATTTCAATTTCGCCACCCGACGACATAACAGGCCATGGAAACTGCTTCGTCAGCATCCACATGTCCTCAAAACCCTCGATTTCGAGTGCGCCGTCTGAGGAAATTACCTTATCACCCATAGCTCGAATCGAGCCATAAGTACCCTTGAGTAAATTTAATGCAGAAATTGTCATTGCCCCTCCTAAATGGGAAATGTCTAAAGTCTTTACTTTAAGGAGAGGGGGAGCGATTTAGTCCGCGACTTTTCCAAAAAACGCATGGAATAAGATGCCTTAGAAATGAAAAAGCCCCGATATTTCTTCGGGGCTAGTGCGTATTTCAATACTAAGTAGTTTGTCGGAATAGCATTTTTAATGCTTCATTACCAGCAGAAGTCCCAATTAAAGATAGCGCGCCTACTTGGGAATCAAGAATCTTAACCCCAGACTGGATCGCCATAAACTCAATATAAGGGGCATCGACATTGTGCCCATCCTGATGCATTTCTTCCAATAATTTAGCGATTGATGAAGAAAACCTTGCATTTGCAAATGTGCGTAAATCGAGCTTTGGAAGCTTCAATGACCCATCCTCACGAGTTCCGCAAAAATGAGGCTGCATAAGCATTTCTTTTGGATAAGAGTATTTTTTTTGCTCAACCGGTGAAATTGCCGGCGACTCAAGCAACTCCCATTCAGCAGCGTATCGCGTTATCAGAGATAAAGCTTCGGAGTACTCTGCCTTTGGAATTTCGCGATAGTTGACGCCAAAATGCGACTTTAGCCTTGACCATCCCTTGACCATAAAAGTGGCCTGCTTATCTTTAGGGAGGTGGTCGCATGTTGCTTTCAACGTCATGCGAATTTCTTCAGCCTGGTCAGCAGACAAAACGTCATGTGAATTTACAGAATATGGGGCGCGACTTTGGCCTGAAATTCTCGCCAACTCCTCTTCCATCTTGTTAAACGCGTCAATGTAAGCCTCCTTCCACTTAGCAGCGTCTTTACCAGTGAAACCCATAGCAAGGAACATGAAGCCATCTCTTGCAATTACGTAACAAGGCAATTTTCTTCCTGTTGAATCATAAAATTCACTCAGCGCAAAATTGCGTTCAGTGAATTCCGATGAACATTCCAATTTTGAAATTGCACGCAACACATCCGCATGGCGCTTGCCGAACTTTTCAGCAATTAAATTGCTGCTAGTAACCGCACGGTCGTTTGTAATAGAAACAATGGAAGTTGCAAGAGCTGCGGATGATGTGGAATTAGACATAGTGGCACCTTTTTGATTGATTTCAGAGATCAACCACTCCAAACTCCAATTTGGGGTGGGAGACTGTACGAGGTTGGAGTTCTAGCCAAAAGGAAAACTAGCGAGCCTTACGACTCCCTCGCACAGCCCCCCATAGGTAACAGCTGCGCCACGCGAAAAAAAAGCCGACATGATGTAGGCTTCGCGCCCATTTTGGTTTCAGGACTCCACTCCCGATCGCCTCTTTATCAGCGATGCAGAAATCTTATTCCTTAGAAGTGCAAATGTCAAACCAATCAAAAATTAGGCTTTTTCGGCGCAATTATAGCCATATATGAATAATTTTGGCAACACAATATGTTTTCATTTTTTTATTTATTAGTACATTAAACCACCCGCTTCTTAGCGATACCTACTTGCCAGCAAAAAAAAATCTATATATGAATTTTATTAACCACAAAATAATCAAATTAGCAATTATTGATAGGTAATTTTATAATCAGTGAATCACAATAACATTTATATTTATGAAACCGATTCGCTACGCATTTCTTCTTTCAACCCTAATTTTCACTTCAACATCAGCCTATTCTGAAGAGGCCTCTTTCACAAAGGATTATGAGATTTGCATGAGTAAATCGGATGGTATAACCACTGAAATGCTTGCATGCAATGATGATGAATTCACAAGGCAAGACAAGCTGCTAAACATAAACTACAAGCAGGTGATGAAAGTCGTATCGAATGAAAGAAGAAAAAGGATTCTTGATGCCCAGAGAGCCTGGATAAAGTACCGAGATACCAATTGCGACTCATACATTGACGCAGATGGCGGAACATCATCAATACTGAATGCATCATCTTGCAAGTTAAAATTAACGGCAGCAAGAGCATCTGAATTAAAGCTAATTTCAGGAAATTAACTTTAATCGGAAGTTGATTGAATGCGCCACTTGCGGCCTGCCCTCTTGACTTTCGATGGCAAATTAAAGCAACAAAAAGCGTATAAAAAGTAATACGCTTTTTGTTGCAAAATATTCGATTGCCTAGCCGCCGCGCCAATTCCCACCTATCCCACCGGTTGCGATATGCGCAATGCCTCTATCTTTGATGTCTTGACCGATATCACCCTTATCAACTTTGACGCTCAGTGGACTTTGTTTTTCCGATCCATATATTTGCGTCATAACACTTGACGACGGAGCCTCAGGAATTGCGCTGGCCTGTGCTGGCATTTTTGGCATTTCAGGAATGCTAGGCATGGCCGGCATAGAAGGGACGGCAACCGGTTGCGCGCTCAAAATTGGAGATTCCCCATAATTCGTAACGGCGCTATTCCCAATCTTTGTTGGAGCAACCTCATCATCGTCATCTTCATCTGGCTCATAGTAAGGAATTGGAGCGAATGATCGTTTTGATACGTCAGAGGGCGGTAACGGCTCGCTGTATTTAGGCGCGGCACCTGGAAGAGATGGAGCGAACATTGCATCCTGCGACATGGGGTCAATGCCTTTATCACTAATCTTGTCTGCAATGGACTCTCCTCCAAGTACCGGCGTATTTTGTGTTCCGTCTTTCTTTTTATATAACGATGCAAACTCAGAATTATCGTACGTCATCCCAAATCTCCGGACATCTTTTGGCGATTCTTTTGGCGCACTTACATCCGACACATCTGGAATTATCGCCCCTTGTTTAGCTAATGTAGCCGCAGTAGGTTGAATGGCGGCATCCAATGGAATTGCAGATTCAGGCGTAGATCCTTTATCGCTAGTAGTCACTCCTTCTGTAGATGCCTTCGAAAGAGATCCAGATGGGTATGACGCCAACTCAAGTAGCCGATCTTTTTCCTTACTAGCCCTAGCAAGAGTCCCCGCTCGTTGCTCTTTGCTAGAGCTTGCAAACAATACATCATTATTCTTTATTTTATAGTCTTGAATCGCAGAAACAATATCTGCGTCACTCATTTTTGCGAGATCCTTGTCACCCAAGGCCGACTTGACCATTGATACTGCACCAGTTTTTGATTTATCGCTTCCAGCGCCAAATTGAGTACTGGTTGACCAAATTGCATCTTTAACAGCAGAGCCACGATCTGACAGATCGATACCTGATTTTTTAAGACCGCTCATTGCTGGATCATAATGAGTGCTTTTTATAAAATCATGCTGTGCAGATTCAAATTTTGGGTCAGTTTTAGCAACATCTTTCCACTTATCGCTAAATTCCTTCGTACCTGGCTTCAACCCTTTGAAGGTATCCCCATATGAAGTAGATGATAAAAATTTATCTACCGTACCAGCTTTCGAAGAGAGTTGATAGGTGCCGTATGAAACGCCACCATTGTCTCCGCGCCCAGTTGAAACAGCCCCGGCTCCGGCCTTTCCAGACTCAAACATTTTTGATGTTTGCCCTAAAATCCAATTTCCAGAACTCCGTGCACCATCAACAATTGCGCTGCTAGCTGCGATTGCAGCCCTGCCGCCGCGAGTATTAGCGGCTGCGGCGACCGCTCCGTCAATTGCATCTTTGCCCTTCTCAATTATTGGAGCCGATGCCTCTTTAACTTGAGTCGCCTTTTCAATTACGGCATCTTTGACAATACCTACCTTTTTTGATGCTCCATCAACAATTTCTGAGGCCTTTTTCTTACCATCCTCGATAACCTTATCAATATCGAGGCCAAATTTATCTTTGAGGAACCCCTTGACCGCATCAATAACAACCCCGAATGTCTTACTGACGGTTTTCGAAACATCTTCGAAATAGTCATTGAATTTTTTGACGCCGGCGTCCCATGTACTCGAGATCCCCATAACAGCAGAGTTCCAGCCAGACGAAATCAGTTCTGTCATTGAATTCCAGGTCGACATTATTCGCTTCGGCATATCGGACTTGCGTAGGTCATTGACCCATCCGCCGATCTCCTTACCTACGATTTCTCCGCCGACACTTCCTAGCCAACCACCAAGCAGACCGCCTATAACAGTGCCAACACCAGGTAAGATAAAAGTGCCGATGGTCGCGCCAAGCGCGGCACCGCCAGCCATCCCGCCGACAGAACCTGCCGTGCCTGACACATTTTCTATATGCCTGTCCTTTTTCTGGTCATCAGTTAGCGTGGAGTCAGCTTCAGTCGCATTCGCATCCATCGCCATGCCGCCGAGAGTAAGCAACGTACCCAATATAGGGACTTTCTTCAGCAACTTCCCTGCACCACCAGCTAATCGCCCCAGCTTAGAAGCAGATTTGACTGCTACGCCGGCCTCCGCAGCAACTGCGCCCCCGGCTGCTGAAGAATTTGCGCCAATTTCAGCGGCCTTCCCTCCTACGCCTAAAGCATCTTTCGCACGTTCAACTAATCCCTTTTTCGGCGCGCTACCAAACGATGGAATCAGTCCGCCTATTACAGGAACTCTCCTCAACAAGTTTAATAGCGGCGCTAAAAGCATTCCCAGGAAACTTCCAACGCCAGATGAACTATTACCGGCAGCGCCAAGCTTTGTGCGATCTCCAAGAGCGTCCAGCTTTTTCTGGATTGCCTTACCCTGATCTTCATCACCACGCCGAATGTCGGTGAGAGCGCCCCATATCTGCTGATACCATGCAAGCTTACGCTTCTCAATACGCAGGGACATATCAGAACCATTGTCAGTTCTAGCCGCTGCTGTGGAACTTACCCCTGCGGCGCCACTCCGGCCAAGTCGTATTGCCCCGCGTGCCATTGGAATTGCAATTTTTCCGACTGGAGCCAGTAAAGACTTCATCTCGTTCGCAGCGGCGATAGTCGGATCAAAGTCTTGGCTCATCATTGATTTGCCAGCATCTACAGCCATGACTGCAGCTGATTTAAGATGCTTCAACCCTCCGTTTGACGTGCCGCCGTCCGGATCCCCTACTTCATTGCGCTTTAAAAATCGGCCATTCGCCGCCCGGTCTATTTTCTCCAGCATCGACTTATTAGAGGCCGCCGACTTTGAAATTTCCTGCGCTATTAAATTTTCACCACTAGGCTTTGATGCTGCTATAAATCTCCCAGACGCATCTCGTTCACGGGGCTTAATTTGCGATAAATATTCATCGATAGCTTTTTTTGAGTCCGGATTCTCAACGTTTATCGTGGAAGTTTTTTGCGCGACCTGGTGCAAAGTCACATCACTTTTCTTTTTCAAATCAACTGGAACTACCGTAGAGTCATTTGCAGCCTTCGACTTAATAACCGAATTCATGGCAGCCTGATTTGCACCCATTGCGGAGCGTATTGCCGCTACATCAGCACGTATATCGTTCCAAATAGAGATTGCCTTTGCCCAGTCAACGGGCTCACCCATAAGGAATCCGAGGTTATCGCTCTTTAATGCCATTTTTATGTCACCGGGAAATAATTATCAAACTGAACAAAGGTCAGCACCAGTTCTTGCATCGCGCTATCTCTACGGGACAGCTCCATATCTATATTGCCCGGTCGTACATAGACAGTATCAACATACCCATCTGCGCCCCCAGACTCATCTGTAATGAATGAGTGAACCAGTCGAATTTTTATTAGGAAATCAGCTGGAAGCCCTACTGTTCCGTCGCTGGGGACAGCCTGTTTACATTTCCCGACAAACCATTTTTTCAAAGTTCCGTTCGCATCATCAAGTGTTGTAATGCGCATATCCATTGGCTCAGATGCCGAGAGCGAATCAACAGAGGTAGAGCCAATTTTTCGCTTCTCGCCCGTCAAAGTCCACGGGGAATATGAAACCTCTGTAGCAAACATATTGAAGGTGCCGGTAACCCCACCCTCCTCCATATACATTCCAGAATCGTCATCGGCAGGACTAACATCAGTGACCTCGATAAGAAAAAGATTTTTCCTTGCGAAATCAGTATTCGCATATCCGTCGTATATACGCTTAGCCTCAGATGGCGATATCCCTCCAAAACACGGAGTAGGCGTTTGCATGTAAAGCATCTGATCAATTATGTCGGCGCCAATAGACGACTTTTTACGAAGCGCCCCCATACCAACACCAATCGCAGATGCTATTGCGCCGTTCACGTTCCCGCTCAATAGCCTGGCGCCCGCGCCAATCAAACCACCCGCACCGGCCGGAAGGTGCTTCTTTAATTGCGCCTGAGCTATGCTGGAGCCAGCACTGAGCACCGCCCCTTTCGCACCTTGCAACTTTTGCGAAACATTATCAAACAGCCCCATATTTACTCCGCATATTCGCCATCTTTACCGTCGTCAATCTCCGGCTTAATATCTGCAATTTCTGCATACAGCTTCGCAAGTTCCTCATCCAACAGGAATTGATTAGCAAGGATCGATTGGAAAATACTTTTTGGCAGACCAAGATCCTTCATTTGCTGCAGCGCCTGGACGAACAGTGCTGCGCTGTTTAGCGCCTCTGATTTCGTCTTTGCCTTCTCCGACTCCATAGCGGAAATCGAGCCATAGAAATTAATTTTGTATGGACGATTGCTTGGCTCAAAAACAATGCCGTACCGCTTCATCGTGTGAATATCGATGATTGAGTAAAAGAATTCAGATAAGGCATGGCGAATTCCTCGAGCCCGTTCGGCCGCTTGCGCGCTAACGCGAAAGAAGCCCCCGTCGCCAAGCCCACCGGACAACTGGTCAGCGAATCCAAGCATGGAAAGATCAACACCCAGCGCGCCACTCAGCATTCGGGCATGAAGCATGATGTCCTCAACGCTAATCGTGCCACCCCGGCCAGCCGCACCGTTTGGAGCGGTCGAAATAGTTTGAACCTGCTTTTCGTTAAACACCGGTATTAAATGCCGGATGCGCTCCATCACTGGACGCCCATTCTTAACTGCGTCCTCTGCACGCTGCTTTGATGCGCGCAACATCGTGGTGAAGGTTTTCAGGAACTTGTCTTGTTGACCTGAGGTCATCGATTGCATGTTGATGCTAATCATTTGCTCATCAATGGAATCCATCCAGCGCTGACCAAGCAAACCGAGCAACGATGCATACAGATTGTCGTATGCCTCCTCTGCCTGATAGAGGAACGAGCCGCCGACCATGCCAGGAAGAATAGGCAATTTTTTTTCATCATCTTCCTGAAGGGTCATCCGAAAGGCTTTTTCAACTACCGAGTATTGCGGCACCCATAACGTGCGAGGCATCTTCAGGCGCGCCATTTGGTCAAGTTGCAGGCGATCTACCAGCTTTTGCCCTGAGTAAATCATGAACCCAACCGTTCTACTGCCACGCTCATATGGTTGAACCAGTGTAGGCCGCACCAATTCATCGACATATAAATCGGTTACGCCAATGCCAGGATGAGAATAGATACGAGCATAAGAGTCACCAAATGCCGCGCCGTTATATGCAGACGTGTAAGCAACCCGATTAAATAAGGATGATAAATCGGCTGAAATTTCATCGGCAATTGCGCCTAGCCTCTTGTCTTTTTCGGCAATTGGGGTCTTTTCAATGAAAACGACATCACCGGTAGTCTCATGTCCACCAAGTGCAGATGTGACCAGCAGCATCAGGGCACTACTTACTATCGGATCACCCTCCATGAATGACCATTTTTCATAGATAGATTGCCTTGCCTTTGCTACCCGACGACCACTGCCGAGAAGCGCAGAAATCGTGGTGCCGCCATTGAATGTAAAGCCATCGGCCTCAGAGATTTGTTGCGCGGGAACTATATTACGGTTAAAAAAAGTCTTTGCCGACTGACCTAATTTACTGAATATCCCAATTTTTGATTTATCAACTGCGTTTGGCATAGATGAGGCTTCCCCAATGGTATAGCGTCATTTTGCGTGGTCAAATGCATCTAGCTAAGCCCAATTTTCCCATTCAACACAACTCAAAGAGAATAAAAATACCTTGCCGCAAAAGCCATTTATGGCTACTATTATTCTCAATTGAATTTACCTATTTATTTTTAAGGAGCCCGAATATGCAAAAACAAGCACCAAAACCAAGGTGGATGAGTGACAACGCGTTAACGTTCATGCGTGTAAATGAATATTTCTGCAGCAAACGGCGCGCTACCGTCGTTACGCAATGCGATCTGGTGCATGCAGACGGCACGTTGCTTTATCAAGGCGTAAAGGCTAGCGAGGAAAAAGCTTTAGGCGTTCAAAAAGAAGTCGGTGCGATGGCCTGGGCAATTCAATGCAATACTGACGTTATCAATCCTCACTGATCTGAATACACAAGGCTATATGGACATTTATTCACTAACACATTTGGAGTAAGTCACAAAAATGATACCAGCGAGAAACATAGGTCAAATCGTTTCTACCCATAACTTGGCATCGCAACGGCGAGCTGCAGGGAAGCCTGTATGGGATAGAACAATAAACATCAAGCATATTCTTCGTCGCGACCCACAAAATGAGTCAGAAGAACATGCCGCCAGTGTTGCAAATGAAATAGCGGCTGTTCTGCGCTCCAAAATTCCGGCAAAATTTCTCGATTTGAGTAATGACGAGTGTGATTCGGAATTGCTTGAAATTGTCGAGGGTATGGAAAGCCTCCGTGCAGATAGTTTTATCGACTGTGAAGACTATTCGGCACTGGAAGACTTGAACGGCATGCTTAGTCAACTTTATGATTGGGCTGACCTTGAACGAGTTTGGCTTGGAAACTAATGAAGAATCAAATCTCGCAGCGTACATATAGCTGCGAGATTTCTTATTGCCGATCAGAGAAATTCCATGCTCTCATCATAAAGCGACCAGAATTCACCATCTCCAAATAAGTCAAATTCACGTACGCCCTGGAATTGGGTAGCGTCATACCAAGTTGCAAACTCAAACGCAGCTACCATGGTCACATCAGGATCAAACAACCCGGATTCATTTAAACCGGTGTACACCATTTCAATTATGGGCTCGCCAACACCGGAAAAGTCATAGCCCTTCTCGATCAATGCGGCCTTCAATGCCCACCAATATGCGCCATAGCGCAAATATGCTGCTTTACTTGATTGAATCCGCCGTACCATGACCTCCGCCATGAAATCGCTATGCGACTTACCTGGATAGCGAGTTTCGAACTCATGCCGGTAATCCGCCAGCTTGTCGCGCAGATACCCCTGATCAGGGAGATAGTTCACAAATGCTTTCATCATGCTGTACCTTATGCGATTGAAACGTTAAATTGACGGACTTTATCTGCGCGATTTTCAAGAAGCCAGTTATAAAATCTTCGTGTTGTAACCCAAGAATTGATAGGCGCACCTGGCAACTTCGCAACAATTCCAGCATCCTTTGGTGCGATACGCTTTGCTCCCTTAAAGGCAATTTCCTCTCCAAGAGATTGCGCCATAGTACGGAAACTCTCATCTTTATTGAATGGGAAAGTGTTTCCGATGATTGCAACATAGTTCCCGCCTGGTGGAGAAACTTCAGTTGATGCGCCACTTTCGATTGCGGATACAACTTCGTCCTGCTTAACTTCCTCGACCTTCGGCGGCTCGGTCAACTCCTTGTATTTTTTTCCATAGACATTTTTAACAGAGTAGCTATAGAAATTTGATAAGCTCGCACTTATGGCCGGATCTTCCCAATCCAATGCAGAATATGTCGTTCGATACGTACTCAACATCAACGAATCCAACTCGTCAACCGATTGCGTTTGCATGATTGACTGAGCTAAGTCCGCCTCATTCACGCGCTTACCACTTCTTTCCATTGCAGATTTTAAATACAGGATGATGCTGTACTCAGTAGAAATAGAGTAGGCAGCCGCGTTCACCGCCGCTACGCTCACCTGAAACCCGTTTGCGATCGCATACTTAACCAACTCTGAAGTGACATCTGCGGTCTGCGGCATGCCGTACTGTTCGACACGGACAGCCTCATCGACAAGAACATCATCTTTCCCGTACTCCCCCCCAACCAAAGTGACATCCGGAGCCTGAGAGTCCGCAATACTCTTGATTAGAGCAATCGACTTATCAGCACCAGATTTAATAACGTACTGATACTTGGGAGCGTCAAAACGAACAACTTCAGCCCTTACTCGTAGATTTGGACGAATTGCCAGCTTAGCCCTGACATCGAGATTGTATGCAGAATATAAATATTTCAGCCCTTCTTTTGGAAGACCTCCATCAAAGCGCTTAATGAGCGCATTGTCGATATCGACCGCACGCGACACTGTCTCGAAATAAACTTCCTGATCAGGATGCTCTTGAGTGATTATTTTTCCGGTGAACAACACGCTATTATCCGAAACACGCCCTTTGAAGTCATCACTTCCAATAGATCTTAATTCGGATGTTTCTCCGTTTGAAACAACCCATAACGTATCATTGCGATCAATTACAAAGTCACCGGTGCCGACGATTTGCCCACGAATGATGCGCGACTGGCCTGCTTTCGCTTGGTCAATGCGTCCAAAGGATACGCCAGCGTCTGCACAAAGGGTGCGCGCCTTGGCCTCAGAATCCGTCGCCAGCGATTCGGCAATGCTGACCTCTTGCTGCCATTCCTGCATGACAATAGATGCTTCAAGGATTTTAAAAGTGCCCAGCGCATTCCTGGACACGTCATTGATGATGTTGTCTCGGCTAACCTTGTCACGCACGCGGGATCCACGAGAATGCTCAAGCCAGCCGTAGCTATCAAACTGCTTTTCTATCGTGTTTGCGCCGTACGATGGAGCCAGTGATGCCTTGATAGGTGCGATCAGTCTGTCGTATGATGCCTGCGCCTTCGCCAGCGCATCAGTTGCGCGCCCAATCGCCTTTGAATCGTCAGAGTCATCGATAACGGACTTTCTCGCCGCAGCAGAGCGTAAGGCTTGATACGCCTCGGCTGCATCCGCCACCATTTCGGCAAGAAACGCATTCGCAGTCGGATATTTGGCGATTATTTCTCGCTGTGCCAGCATGGTTTCTATATTTGCTGTCAATGCATCCTTGGCCGCACGCTTGCGCTCGACGACCTCGCGGCGCGCAATTTTCTCGCGCACCTTACGCATACCCTCTGCACTGCCGGCAGCCTCAGCAAGCATTTCTACGTCAGAATTTGATATGCCGCCGGCAATCTTGACTTTGTTACTGCCGTTGTTCGCCATCAGTTCGCCTATCCAGTCAGCTTTCTTGCTGACGATGCTGCGCTTATATTCGTCAAAGGTGCCGTCAGCATCGTAGTGGTAGATAGCTACACGACCGACATAATTACCCTGGCGCACACCGCGCCCGTTGCGCTGGTGGATGCTATCCGGCGTCCAGCCCACCGTCAGATGATGGATGGCCTGCGTACCTTTCTGATAGTTCACGCCAACTTCCGCTTTTTTGTTAGCGACCACGACTCGATACTTATTTTCCTCGCCTTCCGCATTGAAACCGTCCTGCGTATCCTGCATGTCCGCGGCGTCCGAGATGGTCACGCCGTTGACAATGACTATCTTGCCAGGATCAATGCCGCAGCGGTTTTTCAGCATGATCTTCAGCTTATTGTGCAGAGACAGCATGTCGCAGAACACCAGTTGCTTAGCCTTGCCCTTACCCCTTGGATTGCCGTTTTCAGCCTGGAAGTTATCTAGGAATGCTGCCAGCTTAGGCGATATCGTCACATCAAGATTCAGCTTGAGCTTGTCCGCGATCTTCAGGAACTTGTTTTGCGTATCGATATTTTCCGTGTCAATCACGATCTTATCACCGGCAATCTTCGCCACTACCAGCACCTTGAGCACTTCGACATCATCCTGCCCGCTATCCGCGCCGGACTTCTTGATCTTGCGGCTCAGAATAGAGGACTCATCCTGCGTCAGCGATGGGCGGTTGCGCTCCTCGGTGAATTTCTTGCCATTGAATTCGGCGACGGCCTTCTCGGCGATGTCTGCCTGGCTATCGTTATACACGTAGACGGTCGTTTGCCGCGCCAACTCAGGGTCGGCAATCAGTTTGCTTACCTTGTTGATGAAATTGAACGGATGGCCGATCAGGTCAATCGGCTCCTTGCTGATGGCTTGATAGCGCGCCACCAGTTCCTCCTCTTCCGGCAATACATCTTTGTTGCCACGCGCCATTTTCGAGGCAATGCTGTAAATTTTTTGGAGCATCTGCAATTGCGCCACAACATCGGGCGGTAACTCAACAGAGGTCGCGATTTCATCTGCATCCGGAATTTTCAAATCAACTTCTTTGGCGGTCTTAATGTTGCAAATCTGACCCAGTACATCACGCAGCAGATTGGTGTTTTGCAAGCCACGGAAAACGCGCTGCAGCTTATCGGTTCCAGCCAGCGAGGTAACTTCTTCTTCGGAGATATCGCAAAATGCCTCCATGAAGGCATCTGCGCCGCGCACACCACCCATGCGGCGATTGACCTCTTCCTCGCCGACGGCCAGTGTCAGCATAGAATAAATTTCCAGCGGGCTATTGGTAATCGGTGTCGCAGTCAGGATCAGAACACCATCCTTTAGCTTGGACTTGCCGCGGATATACCAAGTCTTCATCTGCATATCCATGCCACGGTCGGATGTGCTCGGGTCAGACAAGAACTTGGCCTGCTTAAAATCGACTGTTTCCTTGGAATTTTTAAACGAATGACCTTCATCAGTCACCAGGGAATCTATCCCCATATCCTCGAAGAACGGCACGGCGGCAGAACCTTGAGCGCCAATCTTCGTCACTCCCTTCAGCTTTCCTTCCTTGGCGATCGCCGCAGCCTTGCTGTTGCTGTCGCCGGAATTGTAGGAATAATCGACAGTGCCGAGGTAGCTTTCGTACTCTTCTATCGTATTGGCGCGCAGCGGAATCATGTTGAACGCTTCATACGTCATGAAGATTTTACGATGTTTATTCTCCAGTATGGTATTCAGGTCGCGAGCGTAATTGGACGAATTCATCGCTGCATTGCCATCCGTGTCGACGTCCAAACCAACAAAAAGACAGTCATCCACTGACTTATAGCAGCTAATTGTTTCTTTGCGCCAGTTTGTCAATGTCGAATTTGGCACAACGAAAACGGTCTTTTTCTTCGCGCCGATAGACTGTATATGCTGGATCGTAATCAGGGAGGTCGCTGTTTTGCCAAGCCCAACATCGAACCCCAAAATACCGCTCATACGCTTGGCATAACGTCGGATAGCGGCATTTTGGTAGTCGTGCGGCTGAAACCCTTGGTTCAAACCGTCTATCGCAAGTGGGCTGTTATCGTCTACTTCACGAAAGAATAGGTTTTGAGGATTATCGAATTGCGCCTTCAGACTGGATTGAACGCCAGTATTGGATTTTGACCAGGCATCAAATTTTTGGTTAGTCTGAGTGATGAGTTGCTTCAGTTGCTCAGTGCGCAACGCGTCCAGATTAGCGTTTGCCGCCTTTTCATCCTTATCGGTCAGCGTGCTCAACACGCCTCGCTTCAAGTAGTCGGCAAAGCGCTTCATGTTGCGCAGCTGGCTATCCGTCATGCCCTTGGCCTTCTTACCATCGAAGGCGATTTCCGGTGCATTGCCGTTTGCCAACACCGAAAAGCCCGGATGCACGTATTTACGTAGGAATTCCACCTTGCGATATACGTCTACATAGGGCGTGTTCAGGTTCAGTGTTAGCGCGCTAATATCGGTGCGAATCAGGCGATCTTGCGCATTCTGGCGCTGGCGCACCAGCTTTTCGCGCAATACCGGGTCGCTGGTTTGCTCGATTTCCTGGTTATTTTTGGCGATGAAGTCCGCATAATTCCCGGCATAGTAATCATCGGCAGACATAACGCCCTTACCATCGCCAGACACACACCACTCATTCGACTCTAATGGATCAAACCCCTCCCCCATTACTTCAGTCAAATGATCCAATGGCACAAAACCGGCATCATTCGCCGCTTCATACTTAGCCAGCTCGTATTTTTGCGTTGGCTTGAGTTCGTTGATAACTACCTCAGCCAGCGAAGTACCCAGCCAGCGGTCGCGGAAACTTTGCGTCTTGGCGATGTACCAGATACCAAGCAGCGAAGCCACATCGCGTACCTGCTTAGGGACAGAGGAAGGAATACGCTTGACGTTTTTTACGTTCAGGCGGATGGACTTGGACAGCTCAGGGTAAGCCTCGGCATAATTGAACGGCTCCTCGGTCACATGCTGATTCACCACATCTTGCAAGGCAAAAGCGGTTTTCAGCGCATCGAATACGGCAGCCTGATCCGCCAGCACGATAGATGAACTGATGCTAGGTACAACTGACTTGATCCACGTCGGAATGTTTTTATAGTCGGCTTTGTCGGTTAGGTATTTGTGCAACTTCGCGGCGTCCGCCCAGGTTGCGCCTTTGTTGACGGCTTGCAGCGGTGAGAACAGGCTTTCGTTGATGTCAACGATTTCAACATCTTGTTCAGTCAGCGGAACTGGGACGAATACGCCGTTTTTGTAGGTCATTGTGCGACCGGCAACCGCGATAGCATCGCCATCGCTATACACGATGGGCGCGGTAGGGGCAGCGTTCAACGCCTGCCAGTCAATGCGGGAATCGGGGAACTTGCGCAAGAGCCGAGAGATATTGGCAATACTATCATCGCTCATCACCTTCTCTACGTCACCAAAGCGCCCTTTGCCCATTTCAGTCTTGCCGAGAATGAAGCGCTTGCCTTCGCCCTTGAAATAGCCACCCACCAGGAATTCATCCCAGAGCACATTGCACTCATGCAGCTTGTCGGGGTTTTGTTGCACCAGCTCCTGTATCTTTTCGCTGGCTTCGCGGCTGAATTTACGGAATACGATCACATCTGTCGTTACATCGGCACCGGCTGCATCAAACATCTTGTTCGGCAAGCGGTACGCACCCAGAAATTCCGCCTTGAGCGAGGCGCGGTACCTCAGCCTATTTTCGCTAGCATTAGCCACAAAAGCCTTACTCGTGACAAAACAAGCCAATCCGTTTGGGCGTAGCTTTTCTAAACTTCTAAGAATGAAATAAGCCTCCAGTGATTCGCTCTGATAGCGCGGATCTTTCAGCTTTTCCTTGCCCCGCGCCGAGTTGTCGCCAAACGGGACATTCGTCACAATCGCGTCATAGGTTTCATCCGGCGTATTGGCAGCAATCGCCTCAAACGCACTGATCGTGACGTTATTTTTGGCACTGCCATTCACCAATTTATTGACCATGCCGGAAGTTTCATCCAGTTCGATAGCGTCAATTACGGCACTTTTTGGCGAGGTCGCACCAAAGATGCCCGTACCGGCGCTGGGGTCTAACACCTTACCGCCAGCAAAACCCATCTCTTCCATGAGTGACCAGATACCCTGTGCCAAAGGCTTTGGCGTGTAATATTCGTACTGGGAACCACTCAAACCGTCGGCACCCGTCATGCCACCACCGTTACCGGAGTACTTGGCTAATATTTGCTTCTGCTCACCGGTCAGCGTAGCTCCATCCACCTTTCCTTGCTTGATGTCGGCCAGAAGATTGATCGCGGCGCGGTTATCTTTCTGCCGCTGGCTTGGCTTGATGTCCTGGTTAAATTCGAAATAGATGGAGGTATCTGGTGCCGGCTCAGCTTCAGCGCGAGCATTTCCACCGAGAAGTTTTTGAATTTCCATGGCTCGAGCAGTGACCTTCATCAACGCCACCTTATCAGCCAGTTCATCGCTAGCTTTTAGAGCCACAAATTTTGGCAGCAACTGCATCAACTCTGAAGTCAACTTCAAGTATTCAATTGGGCTGCTTGCATCATCCAGAGCTGGAATAGTAAAAAACTCTATTTCGGCATCAGTTAAATTGCCCAATAAAGAGGTGCCGTCGACTATCGAAGAAACGCCACTCTTCTCAGTAGGAATTGATTCAGGACACGAAAATGCCGGAGAAACCCCGGCAGCATCCACGTTAATAGAGAGGTCTTTACCACCGAGATTTTCATCCATCTGCTTTAGCCATTCATTGTTTTTTGAGCCAGTGCCAGCGCTTGCGATGAGTAGGCATTAATAGCTTTCATCCACAAAGCCTGCATTGCCACATCGCTAGAAACGCGACCAAGAATAGCCTCCAGCTTACCTGCCAAGTCAGCCTCCCAAATATCAGCTTTTCCGTCGATAACAGATTGCATAAACGCTTCATCGTCGGCGTATTGATTTTGGATTGGAAGTTGCGCAGGCTCTTCAATATCAGCACTGTTAAGGATGGATTCAGGGGTATCAAAATCCGCTCCCGGCTCTGAATCGTGCGAAATTACTGCGGCTTCTTCAAGCGGATTAGACATCTCGCCGCCTGGCGCCGACAAAACTGGATCAGGATCTGTATTGGTTTGTGGATCAATTATGGAATTTGGCTCCGTCGCTGCATTGGCTTTCACGTCAACATCCTCGCCGGCGGCATGACTTATGAAATTTTCCAGCCTAGTTTCTGCTTCGGCATAGCGAGCATCCTTTTCCTGCTGCGTCTCCGCTTTCATGCCAGGGTAGTCGGCTAAAACGTCGTCCGAAACGGCCTTTCCGGAATCAAGTGCTGACTTTACTGCGCCACGATGAAATTCGGCGAATCTATCCTCATCCGTGCGATCGCATGTTTGACCAATAAACGCAAAGTGGCCTCGCATTAACTCCTTCCATTTGGCGCACGTTACTTGCCATGCCTCGCCACCGGAACCCTCAAAGACATCCAATGGCGAAGAACCCTGATCGTTTAATTCGCCCCCACCGTTTGCCTGCAATGCAGCTTCAAGCGCATCACGCCGAACAGACAAATCTGCCGTCAAACTTCCCTTTAAATCACGCTCAAATTCTATGGAATTAGCTTCCGTCCATTGCTCTAACGTACCGATGCGTGCAGCCTTTACGATAAGCGCTTCAGAGTGCCAATTCTCCGCTGTAAGCTTTGACTGCATGGCCTCGTAGTCATCTACTGAGAGAGCCTTAATCTCGTCAGGCGTCAGCAGCCAAGCTTGATTATCGATTGGGTCATCAATCGCCAACTGAATGCGCGCCGCCGGATCAACCTCAATGATTTCCGGCTTTTCACCGACAATAAACAGATTCAACACCATACCCGATACCGAGTCAAAAACGGCGTTGACTTCCGTTTCGCCTGGGTTTATATTAAAGGTGTCGGTAATCGCGGAATTGTGATTCGTGGAAACTCCCGATACAGAGGCGGCGCTTGAGGAATCGAGTGCCGTTTTTGTATCTACGACACCAGCATCAAGCAGCATGTCATAGTGCAGCAATCCCTTATCATCCTCTTCGATAACCACATCAACAGAAATCGACTCGCCAGCGAGCTCAACTATGTTTTTCAGCTTCAGGTAAGAAATTACATGGGGCTTTTTGTCCTTTTTGAAATTCTCTTCTGTTTTTGGATCGAATGCGGTCGCGATAATCGACTTAATAGACGACAGTATTTTCAGTTTTCGCGCATCAGCTGAGAAAGACATCATCTCTTTAATGCCTCGGGTACGAATCTCGACTTTGCGGCCAATCGACGCACAATCAACCCACTCGCCACGAAGCCCCATGAGATAGCTTTTAGCAGCTGAGCGTAATTCCCTTATCCCTTCTGGTGTATCCGGAAAGCTACCGAGTTCACTGCCAACCACGATCACGGCACTGCGGCTTGGCGTTTGTACCTGGCCTTCATCCGCAGAGGCAATAGGTTTCGCATCCTGCTTTTTAAAAAGTACGCAGTACTGCTCCCAATCCGGAACCAACTTCCAAATTCCATTAGCCATGGTGACTGCGGGCTTCTTGAAATCGCCCTGCATTTCAAATAGCGCCGCCAGCAATAGCGCTGCAGTCAAAGGACTATTTTTCGCCTTCACTTTCATTTTGTTTGAAATGCTACTGACGAATAAGCTGCGGTTGTAGCCTTTGTTACCTCCATTGTCGATGGTATTAATGAAGTTCGCGCTACTTTTCATGGCGGCCAACGCTGACTTGAAGTCAGCTGTTTGCATGATCACTTTTGCAGCTTCAAGCGAATCAGTAGAAACCTCAGGATTAGGCGACACTTCGCTCGGCGGCTCTGCAACCGTAACCGGTTCATTTTCAGCTTTAATTACCTCTTTTTGGCTATCAGAAGGCAAAGCTTCGGCTTGCGCATTCTCGGCAAGCAACGCCTCTGGAATGTGATGCGCAAAATTTGCCGCATCCCAAGCCCTAATGTAGGCCTGCAATATCCCCCCTGACTCGCCAACCTTCAGCCCAGATAGCAAATCCATCAATTCAGAGTTCAGGGCTGGGGCGCGCCGCTTTCCATCAGCAAAAGCCTGCTTGCCAAGCGAAGTTGCCTTGCGCACCAAATCAATTGGATCTGCTGGCTCTGCAGGCGACTTACCGGCAGTTAGCTTTTCAAGTTCTTCCTTTTTCTTAGCTAATATTTTTTGCAGCTCAGACAGTTCAACTTCTTTGGATGAAACAGATTCTTTTAACGACGCAATTCTCCCCATGCGCTCAGTACGCTTGATATTGGCGCGCTGAAAGGACGAAGAATTTTTCTCTGCCAGGCGCATAATTCGCCGGGCAACTTCACGAGGATTCAATTCATTGCCATTTTCAGGGGCAACGACAATCGTGATGTCTTTTTTATTCAGCAGCCATTTCCAAGAGATCATTTCATCCGCAGGGGCAAGCTTATTGGGAGTATTGTCAGGGTTATGGAAAAAGGCACTGATTGTCTGCCCATCAGACAATTCAAAAACTGCTGCAACGTTAGTTACACCGTGCTGCTTGAAAGGGTCAGTAATTTGCATTGCGATCGGCTTGACATCGTTCCCAGATCGTTCCATCACCGCTTTAATTTGTGATAGCTTCCGCTCCATCTGAGAGAATGGAATCACCAGGGCATCAAGCGCGACCACTTCATCTGCATCGGAGATAATGTCCATCACTTCGATAGGATCAAACATTAGGCCGGCCTGGTCGTGGCGACGGATATCATACAGAACTGAATCAAGAGAAGCGTTGAGGGGGAAACCGCCGTGTTCATCGCCGTCAACCCACTCCGGAATAGACATATCCTCATATCCATTTACTGGCAGTGAACTGCTAACCAATGGGCGCGTCATATCCCCATTTTTAGCCCACCACTTTACCTGGGAGACTGAGGCTTCAATCATATTTCCAAATCCAGCCCATCCGCGATCGTACGACCCCTGATAGGCCGCTTTTGCTTCCTCCGCGTCAGGAAATGCGAGCATTACCTTATGCTCATCAAACTCCTTTGTATTCGGATTAATCTGGTTGATGACAAACGCTCTTGTAGATTCAGGCATGTATCCGATAAATACATCAATACCGTCACCATCTGCGCCTGTGGTGCCCTCAATGTAGCCGTAGTGGGCTGCCATTCGGTTTGACCACTGCACACCGGTCGCTTGATTGACGCCGCTACGTACGGATCCGCGTGGATTCTCAATGGCGATTCTCATGCCGTGCAGTGAGATGCGCCCCATTTTGTAGTTTCCGGCCACCTTCTGTCCATCTGTAGGCTCCGGCAAATTGTTATTACCCATCGCGCCACTGTGCGCACCCGCTTCAATTTCTGAAAATTTATCCATAGCGACCCCGATTATTGAGGCTCTAGTTTATGGACGAGCGGCAGCAGAGATTTCGCAGATTTTCCTAATGATGCCGACGGATTCAAACCGGCGAAAATAACTGCTTCAGGTGCTCTACAAATTTCCTGGCATCCTTATTCAACCTTGCATCGATCCTATCGCACACGTAGAAGTCCTCAATAGCCCAATCACCCTCAATTGGAACGGCGCGCACCGGATAGATCGTAGAGAATCGCTTTGCCGTCGAAGCGCTCATTACCGCAATACCCATAGACGTTCTTGATACGAGAGACGCTTGGATTTCAGTTTTATGGGTAACAACTGAATATTTAGCCTTTATTTTCATCCTTAACAGTTCCGCATCAATCAATTTTGACGCGCCATGCTCACCCTGAACGCCAATCATCGGGTGCGCAACTATTTTATGCAGTGGGACAGTTTTTTCATGCGCGAGTGGATGCGAGTATTGAGCAAGCACATGCAATCTTGCGCTTCTATATTTTTGTAGGCTTATGCCGGGGATATCTATCTTTTCAGATACGAGTGCGAGATCACACAAGTTATCAAGCACTGCCTTGGCTGCGCCATAATTTGTCTCTGTGTCGATGAAATCAATGCCGAAACTTGGCGCATCAATCTTCATCCTTTCAGAAATATTAGGGACATCATCCATCAATAAAGATGGCATGCCGCCAACCCTCAAGTACTTTGACTTGTTTTTTATTTCTTCAATATCCTGATCGGCCAGTTCCGCGATCGGCATGATGCTCAGCGCCGCCTCGAGCAAACGTTCGCCGGCGTCAGTAAGTTTTTTGCCGCCAGACTTCCTATATATCGGCTGCCCTAACATAAATTCCAGATTTTTTAGCCTATGACTAATCGCTGAATTTGTAACATTTAGTTTATCAGCAACATCCGTCAAATTTCGTTCGGTAGATAAGGCAATAATTAACTCTAAATCTGTAAATGTAAATCGCGGCACCAATGAAAATGCTATTTTAAAGCTTGAAATAATTGTGCATTTTGTGAGCAATTGAAATATCTAAACACCAATTTTTCAAACTTTGCTCAAATCAATTTGAGTAAGTTTCAACTTCCTTGTCAAGATTTTCATTTAAATTGTCGGAATAGATACATTTTGCAACAACTTAATTTCCAAAGAAGCAATGTGCCTATGAAAACCGTCAATGAGACATAGCAATACCACTTAAACAACTTTCAGTGAAAACTCAAAATGAATCAATTATCTGCAAATCAAAAAGTTCTTGGCATGCATGCTGCAAAATCCCTTATCGCGGCATTAAAATCAAAAACCGACTCACAGTTGGATTTCAACGAATGTCAATCTGCGGTGGCTAGCTATATTGGGTTTGCAAAAGAACAGCCGCTAGAATTCATGGACGGGTTCGTCATCTCGCTGACTGATTTTATTACTGCCTCATTTGATGGTGCCGTCGACGTCAAAAGTTGGAACCCAGCCATTCGCCTTATGAATGTCGGATAAAGTACCAGTTAATAAAAAAGCATCCCAATCTAAAATTACATCCAGGGATGCTTTTTGATTGAATATAATCATTGCTACTTTTTATTATAAAAATCAGAATAATCAGCAATCAATCAACTGAGTGAGGAAAGAATGCAATCAACCACGAATTTCGATGAATGGCTCGATGCAGCAGACCCATGCGATGCCGCAAATGTCGCCGGCCTAGTAGAAGCCGTTGAATCAGAAAGCGAGTTTTCCGGGTTTAAGGCAGTTCGCGCAAAGAATGGCTATTTAATAGTCACCGCAGATGGCATTGATCTTAAACTTGTATTGGTAAGCAAAGGAGCAGAGGATGGCTTCGTTCAGCGCATACATGGAAGGTATGTTCCAGATAGGATGTCAGCTAGCGTTTATGCAGCAATTGAACATCAAAACGACAAAGACTAACAAAGCGATCAAATAGCCATGAGCAACCAACCAACTACCAAGAGCCCTACCGATGAGCATGAATGCTCTGTAATGCGCCTCCATCAGATCATTTTGAAGCAATACCCTGAGCACTTCATGGTGTTTGTCGATATGTTTTCCCTTGGGTGCCTTCTGCACATAAAAGGCGATACAGATGCCGGGTTGAAAGTTATCAACCAAGTTTTAGGAGCAGTTCCTGAGCGTGGGAACAAACTGTACTTTGAATCGATACGCAAAAATCTGCCTGGCAACGAGATCCGCTTCAATCTTGAAATTCAACCTCACTACGAGATAAAGGAGCTTTTCAAAGAATACCTTTCTGCCGCACGCCCAAATACCACTGGGGCGACAGAGAAGGCGTAGTCACGGAAGGTTCTTAAATCCGTTCACGTACAGAAGTTCATCCCGTTTTTCGAGTACATACTTTCTTGTATAGGGGGCGATATTTATATCGCCAATAATATCGACAATTTCGAAGCCAATTGCCACAGATTCGCTGATATTTATAAAAATAACATCATGCTTATCGGCAATAAAATATTCTTTCGTATCAGGATCTGCCAGGGACTCAATCAAGGCAATCATCTGAGTATACTTAACGTCTAGTGTCGTTTCCCTGTCATTGAAGCTTGAAGGCTCAAATGTGCCGACTTGAAGCATTTTGCAGTCGCCAAGCAAATGCCAATCAACATCATCCTCATCCTCTGAATCTAGGACTCCCAATCCACCCATAGTTGGAACACCCCCCATTTGCCCATCAGAACCTCTGGACAGCACCTTTCGATACGCATCACAATCAAATGCATTTGGGTGTTTAAGGGTGACTGATCTTGCCCCCTTAGCAATTTGTTTTGGAATTGAATTCAACATCTTTTATCTATTGGCCTTCACCAAAACGTTAAAGTCGGCTTGAGATATCAATCCAGACTGCAGTAATTTTCTCAGATTGCGTTGAGCATCAAACAAAGCCTGCTCGCTATCTACCGGCCGCTTTGATGCCCCCTTATTATTTTTTTTCGCTGCAAGTTTAGTAAGTGCCTTTGACGGCTTTTTAATGTCACTTGCTGAAATCTCCCGCTTCCTTGCCTTTTGCATCTTGGCAATTTCTGCGGCCTTCTTCTGGGTAATTACACCATTATTTTTAGCTGCTCCCCGCTGACCGCGGTCGATCATCTCTGCAATAACATTGCGGATGTTCATATTTTTTGAAAGCTCATGCATTACACGCAGCACATGCTTACACGCGACACCGGCCAAATTGGGATTCTTCAGCTTTGGGTACCCGTTTTCAGGCCGGCCAGCATTAAACCCACCGATCGTCGTGATGTAGCGGTACCAAAACGTGTGACGGCCGCAATCGCAGTCGTATTTTAATGGACTTTCTTTCACCAACCATTGCGCCAGCTTTTTAGGATCAGTTGGAGATGCGACGGCAGCCTCGTAATTTACCAACTCGACCGATACGTGGTGCCTGGTAACGTTTGAGTCTTTGCTCGCATTTGTTATAAATCGAACTGTCCCTTTATTCGTTCCCGCTGGAACCGCCATGTGAATCTGCTCATTTGCACGCTCTCGATCTTCCTTACGCGACAGATTTATTATTTGCTGAGCTGTCAGTCCCTTTTTTAAGCGCCCACCAACTGACTTGACGTGCTTCCTGAACGTTGCCAAATCCTCATGAGTAATTGGCCTGATTTCACCGTTAAGGGTGGTCATCAGCAATCGTCCGGCATCGTAATCCCCTTTTACCTCATGGGGATTAATAATGTTTGATGCATTAGAACGTCTCTGCGCATCCATCTTGCGCAGCTGCTCGGCCTCTGCCGCGCTGCCGCGGATTCGCGAAATTGCCAGTAATTGCTCGGGGGTGACTCTGGATACTCTAGGCATTATCTAGCACTCGCATCATTTTCATACCCGGCATCAATTTTCATTTTCATCAACTGGGATTCTGTTGGCAATACCAGCAACTGCTCCGGCAAAGCCTGCTCCACAGAATCGAGCCCGGCAGCCGCCATAATTACGATGAATTCATCGACCCGCCCATATACGCGCCGCGATACAAGGGTAAGATCAAAGCGCTCATCTGGCTTTGTAAAGTACCGGATTGCTGTTCCCCACACGGGGGTTTGAATTGAAAAATTCCGTACTATTCGAAAAAACTTCGATACTGACGCAGTATTTCTCTCAATAGACATCAGATTTTTTAAAGCAAAGTAGTTTGATATGGAATAGTCGCGATGAATCCGATTACGCCACCGGTAGCAGTTGCAAAAAAATCCCAAAAATCGCACGTATGCTTATCAGGATTGAATGCGTCATAGAGCTCTTTTAATGAGCCAACAAGGCACACCCCCAACAAAGAGTAAATGCCGCACCATGGCGACGGCACCGCGAATGAAAAAATTAAATTTGATAGCGCAAAAAGAATGGCGCCTATCAGGGCATGGCCTTGCTTGTCGGCTGGAATTGCGCCGATGATTGCGAGCAGTTTTTCCATTTTAACGATGAACTCCATTACGCATCAGTTTCATTACTTCAATGAACGCCTTGTGTGCTTCGCCGGCATCTTCAATCAAAGTTCCCTTGTAAGTCATACCTTTTTCATCGATCTTCAAAATTGGAGAATCGTGTCCAGAAGGACAAAACACAAAAGTGGCTGGAATTTGCGGTGCCACACCGATACTTCCTTTGAGCACGTGATGCGCGCTGACCGCAACTCCAGCGCTACTTTCAGCTACTTTCAGCTACTTGGCTGTCCATATTTTTACCCTTCGACCATATTCAGTTGTGGGGGAGCCAGCAATCCAGCTGTAATTTGAAGGATGCGCTGATTACCTTCATTTGCCGCAACCATTTCATTGCGAAACGATTCAATCGCGGCTGAGGTACCGCGCTGCTGCTGTGAGTTTTCAATTAAAAGCAGCGGCAGCCATGTGATAGCGCAACCATGCTCATCAACATTTTCACCGGTACTAGGGTTTTTTCCCGCCAACTTAGTCAACCAGGTGCATTGATGAATCGCGCCATCTCGAATTTCTTGGCACTTACTGCCAAGCGGGCATGTTAAGACTGTTTTCAGTTCCATTTTCAATACCTGTCCGGTAGGTGAGATAAGGACAGTCTGCGCACAATCCATTTCACACCATCCCAGGCAGCCTCCTCATCCACAGCCAAATTGCTTGGCGGCGGTACTAGAGTCGTTCTAGGTGGCAGATGTATGCGCACTTGATCCTTATTATTTTCGAAATCATATGTGCCGATAAAGGACATATCATCTCCCCACTGAAATCCAGTAATAATGTCTTTTTCCATTTTCTTAAACCTTCACGCAAATAATCATGTCGATGTAGCGAGGTTCCCAGTTCGTCTGTGACGATCCGTTGTCAGTGCCACCGGTATGGGAGTGACTAGCGGAGATGCCGTTCATCGTCATTCCTGTCGCTGTCGCAGCTGTCGTGCCACCTCCGTTGTAAGTCGCATTCCCACCACCAACGCCGTTGATATCGCCGGAATAGTTCGGCATTTGCGTCACAAATGAACCACCTCTGGCGGGGGCATGGGCATGTCCAGGGTCATTCAGCCAATGGTTATGGTCGGAGGATTGCCACCCAGTTGTAAAGCCGTGCGTATGCGCTGGAACAACATTATTTATTACCGGGTTATGAACGCCCCCAACGTTGCCACCTACCCAGTTGACAACGCGAAGAAGTCGGTTATCTGATTTATCTGAAACATCCTGCACCCAACCGGTAGGTGCAGATGATTGCGCGAACGGCATTCGCGTCCCGGATGGGAAAATCCCCATGTCGTTGGTCAACTGGCTGAGTTTGTTCAGGTTGCCATCGTGCCATAGCTTGCGCCATGCGCCCCAGCTGCTACCGTTATTTGCCTGGCGAACTGACAGCCCATCACCGAACGAAACCTGCACCGGTGTTCCACCGCCCGCGCTGCCAGATGACTCATAGCCAACAACAGTTAATATGTAGCTATAGTTGTTGTTTGCACTGATAGGTGGGTTGTCAACTTTGTTAGATTCTTTGAATTCAATAGTTGCTGCGAAGTTTTGATAATTGTTTGGTGTCGCAGCATTTGCCCGCACATCCGGAATCAACCACGTCCCTCGATAGCCGCCACTGGCTGACAGACTGCCAGCGACTTGCATTTTGTCGACACCGTTATCATTGCCCCCCAGTAGCAGACGGCCAGAAGGCGTAAGCGTCATCCATGCTTGTCCGGCAGTTCCCCAGCGCATTCCAATGCCATTTTCTTGCATGAACTGCGCGTAACTACCTTTCATGTACTGTATATAACCATTACGCGTCCCGTCGTCATTGACAAATGCGACAAACGCATTGTCATTTCTAAGCCGAAGCGCTTCTGTAGCGCTAGACGAGACGGTACCATCAAAGCTTGCCGCGCCCGTATTGCTAATTGACGCTACGTTTTTTCCGCCATTGCCAACGTTACGGAAAATCCAACCACGACCCGGATCACTCGTCATCGTGAAATAGGTAGCCCAGTCGTTGTTGACTGCCCCATACGTACCGAACGATCCAGTTTGAGCGAACATAATCCCGTATGACGGCTGAGAGTATGATCCAGTTGTGGCTACTGATGGATATAGATAAACACCCGCCCCTACACCATCTGTTTGATTAAGCCATAAGCTGCGCATATTAGCAGTACCGCTGCTATCCAGCTGGAGTACAGATAATGGCAAACCCGTAGTCGTGAGAGTTAAGTTGCCATCGTGCCAGATTGTGCGCCACGGGTTCCACGCACCGACATCACCATTTTGTGTACGGAACTTTAAAACCCCAGCTGGGTCACCATACGCAGAAACCATTTGGCACTGGTAATTGCTCGCTCCATTATTGCCAAGTGCGCCCAGCTGGCCGAAGTTAAAGAACGCTCCTGTTACGCCTGAACCCGCCGTGTTGTAGTCAAAGCCGTGTTCTGAAAACGCACTGTTGATGCTGGTTCCATCATCGGAGTGGTATCGCGTCCGCTTTGAAACAATCGGCACTTGGATGTCGGTGGTTACCTTCACCCATGGTTTCCAGGTATCCTGCTGTCGGCGGAAGTACATGGAGTCATCATTCCAAGGGAACGCGACTTGCGTATAACGAGTTCCGTAGCCAATCTCAATTGTTCGGTAATTACCCGAAGCGAAGGGTGGTTTAGTGCCAGTGATGGCACCATCATAGTGATACAGACCTGACGGCTTTGTCACATCGAGATTCAATGCTTGGGTAGCACTGGTCAGGTTTGTTCCGGCCACATAGCCTGCCGCATGAAAGTTTGCTCCGCCGTATGTCCTAATCGTCCCCGGCTCAATCGCATAAATGCCTACGTTGTACGACTCGCTGAACCAGCCTGCGTTACCTGTGGATCTAAACCAGCCGTCTGTACCATTTGTACGCGCCAACCCTCCAAGCGCTGTCGCAGCATCAGCTACCGCTACTCTCACACCAGCGTGGAAAATAGTATCGTTAAACCCTTTCAAGTACCAATTTGTACCATCCCACCAACTCTGTACATTGAAGGCATCCGGAGCCGTATCGCTACGTTGCAAGCCTCGCGCCCTAGCCGCGCTGCCTGAAGCGGTAATGTAGCCAGAGTCATTCGCCAGCTGGCTATTATTTTTCAGGTTCTCGTTCGTCCAGACAGTTTTCCATGGTGTCCAGCTTGCGCTGTCCGTCTTGTTGCGGAATTGCATTCCTCCGCCGTGAGTGAAAACCTGCTGAACAATCCCTGTGCTACCCCCACTGACAAATACTGTCATGCCAGTTGAATATCCGTGCATATCGACTACATATTCGCCCGGCGCTATAGCGCTATCTATGCTGGAAATATCAATAAAAGTAGCTGCTGTCGTTCGGTACCCGACATCATTTAGTAGCTGGCTAACATTTCGCAGATTTCCTGAGTGCCACAGCTCGTACCAACTGTTCCAAACCGTGTCGATACCCTTGCGGATCTTCATCTGAGGTAGGCCAAATCCATCATGGCCGGTTCCGCCAAAGGCTAACTGATAAGAAGCCCCACCGCCACCTATAGATGCCCCCTGGAATGGTGAGACAGTCATTACTCCAGCGTAGTATCCACCCATGCTGGCGGAAGTTGCTGTGACGAAATCCCAGCGTGTGCTGTATGCCTGGCCGTTTGGCAAAATCGCGTTTGCATCACGTGCGCCGTCTGTGACAGTTGCGTACCTTGCTGAAGTTGCTGTACCCGCATTACCTGTAATGGCAATTGGTGCAGTGCCAGAAAGCTTGCTCGTAAAATCAGCTATCGAGTTACGCCGTAAATAGCCGTCTACACCATTGTTTGTATATACCGAGGATACACCGTGGTTTTCGTCCAGCTGGGTAGTGTGCAGGCGATTAGCCTGCAGATAACCCTCTGCAGTCCGCTTCGCAATCGATCCATTTGTCGGGGCTTCACTCTCGACCGCGCCATTTAAAGAAAATGCATTTGCCGCATTTGAGGCTGTCCGTGTAATGACTTGAACCTGCCCAAATGACGTTACCCCGCTTGATACACTCCAGCCTTTTACAAAGCTTGCGCTTTGACCGGTATGACCTACAAATACTTCAGATACTTCAACGTTCGGATATCCAAACGTAGAGGCTAATTCGCCAATCCAGATGGCCAATTTACCCGCTACGTTACCGAAACGCACATTGAAGGATTTAACCTTTCCCGCACTGATCAATGAAGCCGCACAGTTCAACCAGGTATTTTCGTTCGAACCAGCGTAAGCGTAGCCAGCTATACCCAGCTCATAGTATCCGCTAGATGTATAGTCATAAATCTTAACGCGCATTATAAGCATCGAATTCAGGTATCCGACCGGCATAAGGATCTGAATTGCGCCTGTTGCGCTGGCTACTTGGCTTCTGTCTGCCGCCCCTTCAGGTACAGGAATTCGCACGAAGTCACTGCTGGCTAAAGCTGATAGCTTTACAGCTCCGGACAAGCTAATATCCCCACCAACCTGCAGCGAGTCTATGCCATTGTCGCTAGTGTTTACTGTTACGTTTCCACTATTATTCACAACAAGTGGAGTTTTTCCGTTCGCTCCTAAGGCGAGAATATGTCCAGATTCAGCCATCAATTGAACGCGTGATCCAGCAATCCCCTGCAAATAGCCTACTCGCGCATCATTTGCGCTGTTCCAAAAAGAAAGGAATGACAAATCACCGATTGAACGCAGGGTTTCACCACCAATAGTGGCAACTGTGCCTGTGAATGTAGGACTTACCTTTTTTGCGTATCCAGCATCATTTGCGAGCTGGCTAACATTTCGCAGATTTCCTGAGTGCCATACAGCCTTCCACTCAGTCCAATTGGTTGAGTCGCGCTTGTTTCTGTATAGCATACCTCCGTCATATTCGAAGCGTTGTTGTACCGCGCCGGTAGAACCCCCACTGTCAATAATAAGAGATGTTGATGATGCCCCATCATATCGCTCCAAATAGTATCCAGGAGAAACAACTGAGTCAGCATCGCGGCGAGCATACTCGCCCTTATATTTGAGATACTGAGGATGTGGGTTTTGCGCAGACTCATGCGCGCCAACAAGGCTCTGCGCAATTGAAATGCTTGAATCAACAGTGACAGTGACGGCGTTTGCTGGCAATACGGATAAATTGATGGCGTATGAAACCATCGTAGTAACTTTGTCCGCAATGAACATAATGTTCTTATTTGCAGAGCTGAATACTGCGAACAGTGTATTTCCAGCCCAGAATCCAATTTCACCACACCAAAAAGCAGCATTTTCACTTGCGGCGACCTCAGCATGGACTTGGATTTGCGTTGCACTTACACTTCCACCGCCAGAAACTGGCGATCGCTTTATTTCATTTTGCAATGCCACTTCTTTTCCGCTCGGATTGTATTGCCCGGTACCAAAACTGATATGGGTAATCGCCAGGGAAACCCCTAAACCATTAGCAGTTTTTGTTGCGGCCAACCCAGCTTGAGTAATTGCGGGTTGAAGTGGGATTGAATTCGACATAAAAGAAACGCCTATCCGGATAAGTGATACAGGCATTTTGAATTAGTCGGGGAGCGCACGCAGCGCCACTTTTCCGTTTAGATCGTCATCATCATTCCAAGCTGGAGGTCTGCAAAACGATCTTGCATGTCCAGTACCTTGCATACCGTTCTTGCATTTTTTACGTGCCACACGATAGAAAGTACCGCTACCTGACCATTGGATGTTTCAGGGGATATCCGGTAGGCTCTCTTGCCATTTTCATTTACCCCATCTTTTTCAATGCTATTAGTTGGATTGCACCTGGATGCGGCATCCTTAATCGTCAACTTAGAATCACAAATCATCTCGAAAAAATGTGTGATTGCATCGTTAAAGTCCTCTGGAGCAAAAACTGCATCTCGCTCAGGCAGATCAATATTAGAGATCAAAAAGCAATCTTTGAAGCGGTCTGACCGGCTTGCAGCCTCTTTGCTGATAACGAGAACATCTGACTCTTCGTCATAATAGGCATACACGGTGCATGGCCTGCCTTGGAATCCACTTATCACAGCCTGAATATTCATTTCGTCACCACTACTACGCCAGTATCTTTGTCCAGCAATTTAGATTGAGATGTGACCTGGTATCCAGATGGGTTATTGAAGTCACCTACCACTCCGCGACCGTCGTGCAACTCTCCATCCCGGGGGAAGTCAAATATCGGGATTGTTTCGCGTAGCGATAAGTCCATCGCCAAAATTGTCAGGTTTTTCTGCTCTGTTTCAATATTCATCGCAGGGGCATCGATGGTCTCCAACTTCACTGGAAATGGCAAATCAAACCCCGCGAACCGGTACGGAGCAGAAAAAGTTCTATTTGCCGGATCGGATATGTAAAGGGAAAATTGAGCAGCAATGCTACGCGCAGTTGGCTCATCAGCGGCACAAATGGCAACCTGAGCGCGGCGGTCTCCCACCATTTGGCGCATCTTAAACACTCGCTCCTTTTTGTCATCAGGAAGAGTTACGTAAACTGGATTTGCATGCTGAATAGAGTAGTCGCCTGTCGCAGGCATGTAATCCTTTGCAGTAGCAATGATAATTACCGGCAAAAATGGGGAGACGGCGCCGGTACCTGAATTATCATTCTTTCGCCATGATGCCAACATATCCTCAACAGCGTCCACCATTCTTGATGGAGCATAGACGATGCTTTTTGATAAGCCTCGGGATACAAACTCACTTAATGCCTTAGTAGTCGGGGATAAGCGAGAATAAAATCCGGCCATGTAATGCCCAAAACCTACTTTCAACTCGTTCATATGCAATCCCTATCGAATGAAGCGATTGGTGATACGGTCATTTTCATCAACCTTCTTTGCCTTATTTTCACCAGGCACTTCAACCCCAAAGAGCGGAGCATCCTTAAAGTAAGCGATATCACCCATTAACCGGTGCGCACTATTTTTATCCACCACGAGCGGGCTAATAGACTCAAACGAAAGTGAATCGAGAGCAACCCCAGCTCCGCGAGATGACGAAATTAGACTGAGGTAATGTTCATTTTCAGCAGTCAGCTTAGCCACGATATCCAGGGCATTTGCATGCTCGTTATTCAGACTATCAAGGAGCTTTAGCACTCCAATCAATTGCCGGTTGTACTCATCAGCGACAAAATTGCCAATATCGTCCAGAGTCATTCCGGACGAACCAACACTATCCAGCGACAATTCATAACCACGATTTGTAGTGAAATTTGGCTCCAAGACATAGTCAAATCCATAAAATTCAGGCTTTAACTCATCTATTGCCGAACTAAAACCGCCCGTCTTCCTTGCGAAAAGACGCTGAGCCAAGTTGCCAGAATTTGTATCCAGGAATTCAGCCTCATGCTCAATGGTTCCGTCGTCGTATGCTTTTAGGTGTATCGTTACCATGGCTGGCTCAATCGATACATGACGCCCATCTACGATGCCACCCTCCGCGGGATTCAATCCGAATTTGATGCGAGGCCAATGCCCGTAGTACCCAAACATATCACGATGCTTTACCTTCTCCTGAGTAGCCCCGCTATTAATAGCTCGAACTATTGCCGGGATATCGAAATTGCGCTCTTTACCTCTGAATTTCCTTCCGCGATCCTTCAGGTTGTATTTGATAATCCCTGTCTGGTTAGATGGCTTGCCGCTCATATATTCACCCTTAAACCCTATAAAATTACCGCTGCACAGTCAAAAACCGCCAGGTTGCGCAACTCCACCCCATTTGCAAACGCCAGGGATGAAGCACTTCGCTTAAGCACGGTAATGTCGATCACAAACTTCGCCGGAGTTACCGATCGCAATGCCGGCAACACTGTAGAAAAAACCTCTGATCCACCAATTCCAGCCGCTTGATTGGCGTCACCATCAATAGAAATGCGTATACGACTTGTCAGGTAGTGCGTCGAGTTTGGATCCTCAGATGTGATTTTTGACCGCGCAACAATGCCCGCTGGGTACTGCTTTAACTTGTCATGCCACATCTGATCGACCACCCACCCATTCGGCCAAATCAACTGCAAGTAAGTTCGCAGAAAATGCATGCCCCGCTTTGGGTTTCTCGCCTTCCATGCTTTCAGCAGGTACCTCATTGCCGGGTCAATTGAGTTAATCAGTGCCAAGCCCTCGCGACTAACATTTCGCTCAATAAGTGCCAGCCTACCCAAGTGCGGCGCGCCAAGCACATTGATGTCGCGCTCGCTGCTGCGCAAATATGACTCAAATATGCCAATGAATTGAGCTTTCAGTTCCTCTTCAATAGAGTCAAAATCATTGCTCTTTTTGAGCGGATTTAGACTGACCACATCATGCGAATCGATCACTTACATACCCCATCCATTGAGATTGTAATTTGCCCGAGTGACGTTGATAGTTAGGCTATCCGCCGTCATAAAGCGAAATTGTTCCGGCAGTTGAGCTCCGGCAATCGGAGCTATATTTACGGTGAAATCAGCACCGTTATCCTGCAGTGCTGGAACCTTTTCCCTTAGCAGCTCATAGACTCGCTTGTACATTGGCATGCTCATTCCTATCCTTACAGCCGGCGATGAGGCGCCATACTCTGCAAGCAACACATCCCTGATGCTCTGACGAACCGACTCTGTATCATTGACCCTTGCGACCGATGCATTCACGGTTGCAACAACGTTAGAAATAACTGGGGCAACGAATGCCACTTTGAATGAGTCATCGGCATCGATAACAACATTGCGAATCATCTCCTGTATAGCCGCCCGGGACGAGCCAATCGGCTCTAAAAATGAGATGAACAACGTATTAATGTTGCTTACGTTTGCACCGCGAACCGACTCTTCAACAGACTCATTCCAGACAGATAAGAATCTAAGATTTGGAACGTTTCTGCGGATTAAAAAATCAAACTCACCCAGGAATACGGCGCTTGAGTCGTATGCGGCCGGGTATTTACACAGCTCACGAAGTGTTGGCACGTCCATAGGGTTTGCGCCTGCAACTAAAAGCGCATCCATGGATATCTTTATTTGAGCGTCCTGCGGAGTGTAGGAATACTGCAGTGAAAATGGACTCCCAGATGGAACTTGGATTTCACCTGACGTTTCACGGACAAGTACCGAATAAACGTCACCGGCCTTTGGCTGATGACCAATCACTTGATCGTATCCGAGCACAATAAATATCTTCCGGTACTCATCGCATTCAATATTGAATACAGCATCACCACTGGCTACGTTTGTGAACTCTCGAGAGTATCTGTATTCAGTTCCTCCAGAGTCCTTTAACCTGATCCCGCAGATCGTTTTTCCATCAGTCGAGGCGGGGACTTCGACCTTGTAGAACGGCATAGAAACAGAAACGGTATGGTCAAAGGTTCGCGTCTGAGCCTGAACGAGCTCTGCGAAACCGTCTGAGCCTGGCGGAACCGTCACTGGCAAATCAACTTCATACAGATTTCCGCTGGAGTCAATCAATGCCCGTCCACTATTCAGCTGATATGGAGAGCTTGAGCTATTTGAGACCTTCACACGAACACGCGATGGCAGCGACATAGGAACCAATCCCTTTAGCGCAGCGTCGGCCAAAACAGTGGCATCGCGAGTTTTACTGAATGGCTCCATCATCCCAATTTCCATTTGCTGGGATAACATCGCCAACATTTGAGCCATTGCTGACTGCGCTTGCAAAATTCGCGGATCACCCGCCTGATACAGCGCAGCCACAGAAGGGTACTGCGCTACGGTCGACTCAATAACGTTCAGAAAATCCTGCTTCGTATGCATCTATCTACCTCCCACTGTAACGCTCACCCCATCCGATGAAATCATGGATCCAGCAATATCCACTATGAGCAATCGCTTGTCGGGCTCAATATCTTGGTAATAAATATTAATTGCGCCATTCGGAAGAGCACTCAGAACCGGGATGTCTTGCCGCATTTTTGCAATAAGTGACTGAGACATACCCGCAGATTCTGGGTACTGCAAAAAAGACTTAACGTCATTCCCGTAATCGGAGCCAAGATACGAGCCAACCGGCGTGGCGAGCCAATGGCGAACCATGCCCTGTATGTCTACTGCTGTAATGATCGGCTTTGATGAATTCATTCCTCAATTATCATGTGTGCTTTCATACCAAAATTTCCGCGTTTTCCCTGAAAACAAAAAAGCCTGCAACAATGCAGGCTTTTCATTCAGGCTAGGCCATCCAATTCTATTCAGTTCCTAGGTTTTATCCATTCCCTAGGCGATCTCTGGTTTATGTAACTAGCCGTACTCCAGCTGAATCGGTCTCGCAATATGCTCCGTTTCAGCAATACAGAGTTCCGGCCTGTTCCAATAATGCATATAGCTAAACAAGAGACCTTCAATTATTGCCGGGGAGAAGGCAACAATCAAAAAAAACCTCATCACTAATCTAAGCATTCATATCCTAAAAAAAATTTGCACGAATTAGGCTAGCCCCGAGTTACTAAGACCTTCGCACTGCTCCTCTTGACCCCAGATTTACCATGCAAGCTCATGGTGGAATATCACCTGCTTTCGCAGCCCTCGATCCGAGTACGAGGGGATTACCAACAAATTTTATTGCTGACCCTGCTTTGAAGCAGAGTTCAATTTATCCAAGTCAGCCTTAGCATCTGCAGCTTGTTTATCAGCGGCGGCTTTCGCCTCCTCAGCCTGCTTCAGCTTGAGCGCAGCCATTTCTTGGCGCTGCTTTTCAACGGCGGCAGCATCTGCCTTTACGCTCAATTCCATTGCAAGTGCTTTTTCATCGCGCTCTTTTGCCGACGACAAATAAAGGGAGGCGCATGCCTGATGAAACTCAGCATGTGTCATTGTTTTTCCTGTTTCCTCACCCGTTTCCTGGTTAATTAACGGGAATTTCTTTTGCGGGTCAACGAATTGGACGATGATACTGTCCACTTGGTTGCCTATCGATTTATCACCCAAAACTACGCGATCTTCCTCGAGGAAGTGAACAGTTGGAGTTTGACCAAAGCTGTTTTCCGCTACGAATCGCATGCAGCGACGATATGAAACGCCACTGAGGTTTGTTTGTCGATAATTTTGAGGCATATAACACCTTATCTGATTGGGTTAAGTTTATAAAATCAGGCTTCTACTTCTATGTGGCGGCCGGCACTGCCTTCTTCCGGCATGCCGTGCAGTAAGGTCAGTGCGCCAGCTTTTGCGCCATCCCCGGCAACGACTTGTTTTCTGCTTATTACGTAGCGCATCAGCCTGCGCAATTCCCCCACACAGAAGCGGCCTCTGGTCGTGACGATCCCAGAACCACTAGAGCCAGTGGACACCGTGCACAGTGCTACCCACCTCCCTTGCGCAGTACGCCTATTCGCCGCCGCTTCTGTGTGGTTCCTGACTCTTACCCGGCCAGGTTAGGTGTGGCGCGCAATACTCTTAATGACTATGAGTTACTAGCCTCCTGCCGGTCGCCAGACACCGGCTCTTATCCCTTCGCTTTCAGAGGCAATCCAGTCTTGCGACGCGCTAGGGGTCTACTACTTACAACACCACACAGAAGCGGGTAGGGCGCTACTCCTACTATCCTCAAAGGCCGACAAAGCCTTTACCTGCATGCGGGTCGGGATCGATACCGATTGCCGCCAATTTTTACTTCGATCTACTGTGCTTTTTCAGGTGAGCGCAGCAACTTTGCTCTGCGTGTCTGCTTTCCACGCCTCCGCTTTTGTGTGGCCTCTCCTTTAATACTTCGCTGGCGGAGAGCTACCAGCCGGATTTTTCGGACACCGGAGTCGGAACGGGGCAGTTGTGAGGCTCCCTGCTCAGGGCGAGTCATTTTGTTCATCCACTTTCTTTTCTGCTGCAATTCTGGCGCTACAACAGAGTCATGCTTTCGCCTTCACCAACAAGTTAGGGGGTCTGGACTTGATACCAGCTTGTCGGATTACTGCGATACCGAGTCGCGTGTGGTTGTCGTCACATTTACCCACAACTTCATTTCCTCTCCCTAGTTCACAGCTCGCACCAAAACTGCTAAGTGATTTGCGAGTCGAATATTTCTGCATCTAGTTCTGCACTTCCTTCAGTGCTGCCCCCTAACTTCTTGGCTCCGGCCTTTCTGCCGGATCGGCTACAGCAATTGTTTTTTCTGCTGATTCAAGTAGCTTTTCTCAGAGTTCCAACGCGCTCAACAAAGATGCGCAATCCATTTGAGAATTATATTAGCCATTTATGATTATTTGCAACTAAATTTTTCCGCTTTTAACTTATTAATGACGAACCTGACAATTGCATGTCGAACGCACTCGTCTTTGGACGAAAAATTCATGTGCTTTAACGTAACTTGACCTAAGTTCTTTTCGGATTGAGAGCTCACAGACACGCTAATTGCGCCCACACCTACAGTCAAGAAATGTTCCGTTTGAAGCGAAATAGCATCATGGGTAAATCTAGTCCAAGATGGCATCATGCAATGCGGCATAAATTCTGCAAAAGAACAGTTGGCAGGAGGCGCGCCGAAGAAGAAACCTCCCTTAAATTGAATGTCCGTCCATCCAATTAATTCCGCCAACTCCATGTTTAGCGCATCAATCTCGTAAGATGCGCTTTCTATCGGAGCTACAACAACACTTTGCTCACACATAAGACCCTCTCTCAATCTTTCGATCCTCGATTAATCTTCGGACACTAACGCGACGGCGATTCGCTTCCCTGGCCTCGCCGGCGCTCATAGCCGGATTAGTCATCAAGTCGCTCATCTTTGATGTTGACTTAACCTCTTCAAACGAGTGAGTTTTCTTGTATTTTTGCATTTTTAAACCCGTATTTGCATATTTAAGAGCAAATAAATACCAGCACTCTAACGGCCATTAGCGATCATGTAGGGCTTCCATTTATCCTCGCCCTTTATTGAGTCACCGCGAACCATGATTAACATATCTTTGAATTTTCCGGTCTTTTCCGCGACGCTGATATAGTCGGAGCAAGGGTGAGGACTTCCAAACGGCGCGCTAATTGGCTTTGCTTTACGCTTTCCGTTAAACAGTTCGCCCTGCTTAACCTCTACAGCAGCATTGAAATCAGATTGGGACATTGTGAAGTCCTTGTCTTCTTTTCGCACCTTTGCAATTTGGCGCTTTATACACGCATCAGCAATCGGCCTCAGTGATGAATACGAAACACCAAAAACAATGAACGCTGACATTTCAGAACCCTCCTTTGTGGCTAGTTAATAATTCATTTAATGCTTATTATATCCGTATTTGGCTATTTGAGGATTATTTTTTGTCGCTCATCAGCACGGATAACCCTCTTTTAACGAGGTATCGCCTTCATGGTACGCATAGAAGCTGCCGGCAACGTGAAAGCACGATGATTCGCACGTTTCATCTTGGTTGCGACCATTAGGGCAACGGTAAATAGTGCCATTGATCTTGCCATCGCCGAAACCAGCCAGGCGCCCAAACACATCATCATGGATCAGTTCAGCGCCGCAGTACGGGCATTCAATTCCACTCACGAGGCACCCCTACTAATCTTCGTAATGGCCTCATTCGCATACGAGATACACTGACCAGGCAACATACCTCCATCATTACCGGAATTAGCAATTTTCTCCAAAGTCAATTTCATTTCCTTGTGCTCAGAGATAAGCTTACGTATTGCGTCAGCCTCTTTGAAGTCATCGCCACGCGCCATCCATACAGCTGCGCATTCAGCATTTTTATACAGTTCTGTAGTAATCATCGAAGTTACTCCTCGCAACCTGTTTTTTCCGCCCCGCCAAGCTGCCCAGTCATCAGTTTTTTAATTTTCTTGATGCTGAAACGGCTCTCTTCATGAATTCGAATAGCTATTACGGATCCAATAGGCAGTCGGAATGAACGGATTTTACTGATAACCGGTGGAGCCACGCCCAACAGTCGAGCCAGCGCGGCATCATTTCTTAGGCGCAACGAAGAAATTACTTCGTTAAGCAGCTCATTATTTCCATGTTTTGTCTGAATTAGTTTGCTAAATTTTTCCATTTTTATACTCACTTATTTGTTAAGAATTCACTTCATCCATACGAAGGCCGCTTTGAACTGCGGCGATAATTTTGCATAGGTACTCATAATCCGGATTCGGGCGCGATGGCATTGAGTGCCACCAATCTTCACCGAAAATAGGTGCCAAAATGCTTGAGTGAGTCCACAGCTCTACGTTTGTGAGCCCGTCGATATCGTCCAAGCTCTCCCATAGTTGACGAGCGGCATTTTTTCTTATGTCGCGCTCGCGGCGCATTTTGCATATTTCTTTCTTCGCAGCAGGAACAATCGCATCGCCATCTTCGATTGTTGCTGATATCTCTGTATCGAGATTCTTGGCTAGATAGTGCTCATCAAAACTGCAGAAGAACTGGGCAATCGTTCGCTCCCCCATGCACCCCCATGAGGCAGTCCACGCTTTCGTATAGCAGCAGATAACAATGCGGCCTTTGCCTGGCTCGGTGTCCTCCAGCATCACATCGATAGGGTCAAGTCGTACCACTTCTGTGATTTTGAGTTTCTTGATCGTTGATGTCGTGACATTGACCTTCATGCTTCGACCTCATCAAGATAAATGCGGCGGACTGCACGGGCTAAGTACTCTCTGGACTTCTGGTTGCTGCTCTGGTTACCATCGTGGAAGCGCTGCATAAAGGCATAATCGTCGTTGTGGGCGCTCGGTGATCTGCTCCAGTAAGAATCTGCGTCAAATTGCAAAGAGCAATTTGCCAGCAACAACGAAAATTCTCGACGTGTGGGTAGCTCAAATCCAATGGAATTAGCCCATTCCATTGCGTCCGCCCAGCGCAGTTTTGAATTCGGCTTTTGCGGTACCAGCACCAAAAAGTAAGGCCGATCATCCAAAATAAGCCCAGCATTCACTTCGCCAGGCTGAAGCAGACCTGAAATTTCAGCCAGCAGCCCTAAAACTGATCTGGTATTCCACATGGACGTAACGGCATCCAATGTGTCATGGATCATGCCGCCACAACACTCGATTGTGAAAGAGCCAGGATGATCGGGCATTTTGAACCCACCCAATTGCATTGAATGGCGGTGAGGCTCTATGTGGTTAATGATTGGCTCTTTGCCACAGTGCGGGCAAGGTTTTAATTTATTCATGTTGCATCACCTTTCAATGACAGACGCTTTATTTGAATTTCTTTGAATCTTTCCAAATGCCACTCCTCAAGATCATCCCCTAGACAAGAAAAACCAGGGCTTTCATCTGGACACAATTGGCAATCATCAATAACCATTTGACGCAATTCTGTGCAGTCGGCGCATACCTTGAACGAGTGAGTCTCCCCATCCCATATTCCAGAATGGAAGTGATACTTTTCGCCGCGCTGAATCACGCCGCGACATTCGCAGCATTTATGTTCTTTGCGCGCAGTTCGTATCACCTCACGATAAGCGGATGGAATTTCGCTCATGACTGCACGCACTTAAAAGAAATAACCCAAACCCATGGATTGGCATCCCAATCGCCACCGGTGAACCCCCAAAGATCTTGGAATGCCATGATTGGCGGGGTGTAAAAAACATGCTGATATTTGGTTGACTTCCAGCCTCGCAGAGTAAGCTCAAGGCCTTCTGCGATAGCATCAGCCTCACTGATGTCGTTTAGGCGCTCGATGCGAATATCGGTAATTTCAAGGCGTATGCGACTTGCCCAGCGCGGCATATTGCTGGCTCCCTGCCACGGCGCAGGGATTGCATTGCCAGCTCCATCAGTCCATCCCCCGAGTGGAACGTCCCCATCGCGATAAATCACGTCATAGTTTTCTGGTTCATCCTCAGGACTGCCGCCGTCAGGATCAATTACAGAAAGAGCGAAGTCTTCTTGAACCCATAGCTGATCCCCAACTTCACCAAGTGGACATTTCACACAGATAAATCCAGCCTGCCACGCCTGATTAACATGCTGGCTGAGCGTTAAATCAGGGTTCCATGCGCCCAACTCGCGAAGGCGGCTTTCAGTTACCGTTGGCTGAACTTTTAAAATACGGCGTGTTTGCGTTTTGCGCCCGTCTAAGATTGCGCTCACCATCTCGCCAATAAACGCGATTGGATTCTCATTCATGGATTACCTCCTTTACTATTTGAGTGCCCCAGGCAACGTCCTGTTGCATCTTGGTTGTCACAGCCTTCCGAAGGTATAACCTCCATGCCTTGCTTCTTCATGCTATCCAGCTGCCCGCGGATTTCTTTGGCATCGCCAGGGAACATTGACTCCAATTCGGCATCGGTGGACTGTTCCGCGGCGCTGATCGGCATATAAATATGAAAAGTTCTCATGCTGATGTAACCCCTATTCCCCATGCCTTTAATCTCTCCTTCTCGACTTCTTTGTTACGCTTGATCGCCGCTTTGTAGCTGACTTTTGCTTCCTTTATTGTCTTGCACCACTCACCGGTACCACGGCGCGATTTAAATCTGACCTTATTTTTTTGCTCGCCCCAGCAATCCCAGTTATATTCACGCTCAGGTATGTCTATACCCAACCACTCAGGGAATGATTCAACACACTCTGAGGATAGGTATTGGTCATAGCGAGTCTTCTTTTTCGGCGGAGGCAACATTTCAATTGCATATTTGCGGCCATAATCTGTAGCAGCGAAGTAGAAGCCACCACCTAGCCATTCTGCATTCGGCCGCATTGTCATCATGCCGGCGTCAACGAGTGCCGTCAGTCTGGGAAAATCGCTACTGTTTTCACCGGTCATGAAGTAATTTCTGTTTGGAGTTCGATTCCACTCTGTCAGGCCAAGCGTGTGATTTAGCAACTCGAGGTGACCAGGCTCTATTGATGCAATCTGGCCGCTCATGCTGCACCGCCTTTCAGTGCTACATCCTTATTGATCTGATCAAGATTGCTGAATGCAGCCTTCCAGGTTGCAAGCTCATCACGCAACTGCTCGTTCTCTTTGCGCAGGGCTGCTGCGTCATCATTGGTAGGCTCAAAGTACATTGGAATTGAATGACTAGGACGAGTACCGTCAGTCATAAATGTAAGTTCCATTTTTACGCTTACATTACTTCCAATTGATTCAATCCAATCCTTTGCAGCGCGACTGATATACAGCGCTGGTTCCTGAGTCACTTCCGGCAGGGGAAGGGCGCGGATTTCATCTGAAATTAATTTTGCAACTTCCGACGATCTTCTAAGATTATTCTTGGATAAATGGCTTACTTCGTTATGTATTGATCGCAGATATGCTTCAGATTGAGCATCTGCAACCTTCGCGCACTGCTCTCTGAATTTTTCGTAGTTCACTTTGATACCTCCCCATAAAACATCGGCGAACCCTTGACTTCTGCAAGCACTGCTTCGACCTCATCTTTTGAATAGCCCCAGATGTAGCTGTCGCCACCCCGGGGCAGCCCGATATTGTCGATATGGAGTTTTTCGCCGGCATGAATATATTCAGCAAACGCGATGACCAGGGATCTCAGCGTGCCTCCGTGAGTAAAGTTATGCATGGCGCCATCTTTATTCGATACCAGAGAAATTGTGTCTGTATGCCCGCACTTGAACACCACCGCGCCAGCTTGATTAATGGACATTTCTGCGGCGGCCTCATTGGCATAACTCCAAAAGAAGCGTCGGCCATGCCTCGATATGGCAAGAATCACAGCGTTCACATGCTCAACGCGCTTAAGCTTTTCTTGCTCGATGCTCGCTTTTTCGCTTTCAGAAATTGGCTCGGGTAGCGACATAAGCCAGTTGCGAAGTAACTGAAACTCAAAATTCCGAAAGCTGCCGTCGGCGTAGATACGTAACTCACCGCTGTGGTTATGTCGATTTGCGGCAAGATAGTCCTGGCACCCTTTCTCGGTAAAACAAGCAACAACGGTTTCCCACACGTGCATTAATTCATGCCTGTCATAACCATCGGCAACTTCACCGGTTGATCTGAAAATAGCTTCGAGACGCGCAGCTCGCGTATCAGATACCTCTGCATGATCGCTATCCCCATCATGCCGCCACTCGATTCTGCAATCTTGGTATTCAGCATTGCCGATGTACTCGCGCTTTTCCTGGACAACAAACATTGGCTGATCTGTGAACTGGTTATTCTGCTCACGAATCAACTTGCCAATTTGAAGAAGCTGGACTGGTATGAGCGCAGACACCATGTCCAAAGTGTTTGATATTTCCATTGAATAGTTATCCTTTTAAAAAATCACTCTGTTGACTGCCAAAAAATGCCGACACCATTTGATCCCGGCGCGGCTTAATACGCATCGCTCTACGCCGGGCATTAAATGCATCAAAGCGATCAGCGTCTTGCTTAAGCCTGTTTCGGTACTTCCTTGATTTTTCAGCGCCGGTCATTGCTCTCGGCTTTGCTGCATCGGCACCAGAGCCAACAATGAATGCCGGCTGATAGAGATCGTGCTTTTGACCAATGTGCGACCACGAAATTATGTGAATTTGCTTGTTAGCGCGCAGGAACGAGATGTAGCCGGTAGCCCAGCGACGAGAGATGCAGATATGCTCCGACACCTCCTGAACAGTCCTGGGGATGGACATAAAGGCGCAGATCCTTTTAATCCGCAGCTGTGCGCGAGGCGAGTTGAATTTCATCGCACCCATTATTTCCTCCCACAAACCCGACGCTTAACTTCTTCCAGGTTCGTGCTGCGAAACCAATGCTTTGCACACGCCAACTCATCCGGCTTTGGCAAATCGCAGGAGGCGATAGGTGCCAAATGCTCACGCGACCGTTTTCCTATTTCATAGGAAACTGTACAAAACATAAGCAGCGCCAAAATTAGAAGAATAATGTCTTTCATGGGTTTTATATCCCGAATTCGGCTAAAAGCGCGCACGAAGAAGCAATAGACTTTCTCAGCTGCTCTGCGGATACATCGCTGCATAAGATCGACTTAACCAAGTCATGCAACTGGCTGACAACCGCTTCGCGGGTTGGCGCCTGATCCAGAGATTTGGAATTTCTAACACCGACCATTCGGAGTGCGACTGTCGCTGCAGTCTCAGAAATATCCTGGGGATTCAACATTAAATGTTTCGGTGAATTTGCCAAAATACCAGCGCCAACCGAAATTAAAGCACTATCGAAAAAGTCAGCATCCGACATGCGGCCAACAGCATTTCCAAGCATGAGAGTTCCTAAATAAGTTCAAATTAAATCCTGATAAAACTTATTATAGCCATATAAGGCTATTTTTGGAACTAAAAAAACTCTTTTATGGCTATTTATTTTTATGCGTCCGCAAACATCTCATCTGCAACAGCTTCTGCCTTTTCAATCGCACTACCCACAATGCCGCTGCTCGCACCACTCTCGGCGATCAGATAGTTAGCATTTTCAAGAAATGCAAATGAACATGCATCCCACAAGTCCGGAGACGGTATTCCGTCAGCAGCCATGTCCGCCTTTTTCTCAATATAGCGACGCGCCTTCTCGTCGTAGTGATAAGGGATTCTTGATCCTTGTTTGATGAGCTTTTTGATTATTGACTTTGGAATATCTGAATTAATCCCGAAGCGCCCCTCCTGGACAGCACGAGCGATGCCACAGCATGCCTGCGCACGCTGGTTGACATACCGCTCCTTGTATTCAGTCTTGAAGTTTGGCGAGCCCCAAAGCACCTTAACGAAGTTCGTAAAATCATTCTTCTCAAGTTGCTTGATAACGCTCAGTCCAATGCCGCCGCCGTCGATAATCGCCGTAGAGTTGGACAGATTTCCCGACTGTACAATGATGTCGCCGTAAACGTCGCTTGGGTCTTTGGAGTTTGAGCAAAGAGGCACGCTGACTATCTGTACTCTGCGCGCATCGGCGCCGTATTCGCCATGGCCTATTACTTTTGCAGCAATCAGAGCGGTATCATCGCGATATCCGCCACCACCGATATCACTTAGCAGAAACCATCCATATTCCTCATCATCTCTAATGACCTGCTTTCCTACGCAAGCCTCAATAGATGCAGCACCGGTCAGGTACTTCCCTGCTAACTCGCAGAACTGGCCGACCACCTTGATTAACCATTCCTCGAGCGAGTATTGCGCTTTTTTCTCAATCAAGAACTCATCAGACACAAGCGGGGAATCTATAGAGCTAAAGCTTAGGGCATTCCATACACCGCCCTCCTCTTTCGATAAGGAGTGATGCTGGTCATAGAAAAAACCACTCTGACGAGTTGGCTGGGATGCGCATACCGCCCGATTTCGCGCATCTGTCATCGATCCAGATATAACACCCCAGTTTGCATCCGGAATGCCGGAGCTCTCATCAAGCAGCCAAAGCAGCGCGTAATTGTGGGCACCGGCCAAGTTCTCCGGACTTCCTTTTGGCGCCGACCTGGGCGAGATAAACCAATTTAACTTGAAGCCCTTGATATAGACCCGCTGGTTCTCAATCTCGAAGTAATCCGCAATCCAAGCATGCGCACCTTTTTGAATGTCAGTCTTACGGGCTGCGAATTCCTTCCAAACGCCATCGGTAATGGTTTTTAACTTCGGAGCATGCAAAAATGTATTTGACGTGTAGTAGCAAAATAAGTGCCACAGCGCGATAACAGAATATCCGCCAGTCTTACCGGTACCATGTCCCGATGTGACGCTAGTTCTGGATCCAAACGGAGCAACAGACTCAAACATTTCGACTTGCTGAAAGGTTGGTGTCATGCCTATCACTTCAATGCAAAACCGCGTTATATCAACGCAATACCTCTCAACAAACGGGAGGTATCGCGGATCATCAAGAATACTTTTCTTTGCTACGGCCATTACTTTTGATTCAATCCAAGTCGTTCATATCGTCCCGATGCAGCTGCGGCACTAGATTTAATCTCCGCCATTTTTTGGTCGTAGATTTCGTTCAGTTTTTCAGTACTAGTGACCGTCAACGCTACCTCAGCAACACTCTCAACTTTGTTTTTTAGACGCGTCAGATTTGGCGCCATGAATACCAGGACGCGACTTTCATATGCGCCAGATAGTCCGCCCTCGACCATCAATGACTCCTGTAGATCCTGGCATCGCGTGAGCGTGTCGGAAAAGAGTTGATGGACTAAATTACCTTTTTCATCTTTTTTCGATGCCCACTCATACAAAGTATCTCTACTTACGCCGATTTTCGACGCAAACCTTGTGATGGTAGGAAAAGTGTTTGTGATATGCCGCTTCTCGAAAACGCCAGGCTTAACTTCGACCTCAACCTCACGGTGAACCTCAATATTGAAGTAGTCCAGCATCATCTGGCAGTATTCTGGCTTGTATTTTGTCGGGCGCCATGGGTCAAGCACCTTTTCTGTCGACGTGCGCCGCTTAGTAGCTGGCTTACTATCTGGTTTTTTTATGGGCTTTTTTTCTTGCGATTTCGATTGAGTCGCAGATTTACTGGCTTTCGGCGTAGTTGATGACCGTTTAGGGGTAGCCTTATTTTGCGATTTTACAGGTACCCGGTCTTTAGAATCAGTCTCAGTAGTTTTCTTGATGGGCATAGATACCTCTTACTTCTATTTTGATGTTTGAAACACCATCATTGAGCTATGGTGCATTGGAACAGAACTAATTGATTTATAGAACACCCCCGCGCCAGATACGTACCCATAGACATAACGCGGGACAGGCAGTGCATTACGTCGCCATTCCAGCTCCCCGCCTCTACCGTTCCAATAATCCCGAACGGTTGGCGAAATCTCTGAGAAGGCTTTGTAAAGGGTATCCAAATCCTTTACATCACATATCCTTTGCCACCCTGGATGCACAGAGCACCACTCCAGCGCACACTGCGCCGCTTCATCAGCCGAATAAAACAGGCAATCAGTCATTGATTCCTATCCCTACTGGCCGCCAAATAGATCCAGCATGCCCTCATCGCTATTGGCCTGACTCATATTGACGCGATTGGAAACGAGTGCCTGCCGGCGCTCCATGAATTTATTTGCTGCCTGCACAACTGCGTGCGCCTCATCAATAGCACTTTGAAGTGTTGAGCCTGCAATTACATCTTCTTCAAACTGTGAGTTCCTACGACAAACCGTATCGAACGCCAGGAAGCATTTATTCATTGATGTGAGCAAGCTACTCATATACCCCTGCATCGGGGTCATATCTGCAGCATTGGCAAGCAAAACAGTAACCATTCGGTCATTCTGCGCGGCGATCTGCTCTCGCACAGCCCGGAGAATAGCCATACGCTCCGCAGTCTCTGGATCACGCTCGGGCTCATCATGCAACCCCATCAAGTAATCCATGCTGACGCCGTATGCTTTCGCTGCTTTTATGAGGAAGTCTTTAGGTATCTTCGCAAATCCGGACTCAACCTTACTGAGCGCGGATGAATTTTTGTACCCGAGGAGTTGCGATGCTTCGATCTGGTCAAGCCGATTTAAATTGCGAGCATGGATCAATCGCTTACGCACAACTTCATTTATGGGCTCTTCCGGAAATGAAGATGCCAAGCGAGCAGCCGCACCGCGGCGAAAGTTGGCAATTGGGTGTAGTTCAGGCATCACTCGTGTCATTCAGCTCTCACTTATAAAACCTAGTTTTTGTTGCGTTTCCTCTATCAACCCCAGCTCCGTAACACCGAACCTGAGTTCCCAGTTTTTCCTGCCCTGATGTATCCCATCTGAACCAGTATGGTGATTGGGACATAATGGGCATGTATCAGTGTCCTTGGCTCGCCGCCCGCCACCAGTACCCGTGCGCCTATGGTGAACTTCGCACGCTACCCACCCATACCCAAGCATTGCGCATATTGCGCAGCCCAATGCGGCGACCTTCGACATATAATCTGGATTTGAATAGCCCTCTTTGCGCTTGGTGTGTTTTTTCTTAAATTTCGAGCGCCTTAGCTCGCCAGCAGCAGCCTTAAATCCACTGCCCCGGCTCTTGAATCCTGATCTTTTAAGCATAACAAACTTAATATTCGTTTATGCATAATTATAGCTTAATACGGGTTTTGCTAGTCAAATAAATGACATCACTCCATCCAAAAAAGCGAGCTCATTGACAGAATTTTTAAGCCATCTTTCATTCTCTGTTGGATAGAAAAATTTGATGATCACGTCTACAAGTTCACTATGCAGCGAGGAGAAATCGAACTCATCCATCTCTTCATAACTCCATGACCGAGGTACCCGAATAACCTCACCTGTCGCAGCATCGACATACTCACGGACAAATGACGTTTGCATTGACAAGAACCAACGCAAGGCATCCTCGGAGTCAAACCGACATTGATTCTCAAAGACGAAGTGAAGCATAAGAAATACCAGGCGATGATGCTTCCCGTTGCGCTCCTTCTTTATATCGAACGAGACGACATCGCCATGGCTAAGCTGGATCCTAGAAATGACCTTTAGGTCTTTCTGTGTTGATGGGACTAGACAGGCTTGCGACCTACCAGGGGGGAGAAAATAGACAAGTGAAACTTTTGGCATAGACGTCTATAAGAAGAAATCCCGCTGAACTAAAGGGGCGCTCCCTATATTCGACAAACATCTACTTTTTTCAAAAGACTTCTGAATGCGCCCCTCAGCAATAGTCAAATATTGGGGAGATAACTCGATACCAATAAAATCAAATCCCTCGATACCAGCTGCTTTGCCTGTACTTCCTGACCCCATGAATGGGTCAAGAACGATTCCGCCCGCTGGGGTGACTAAGCGACACAAGTATTTCATCAGTTCAGTCGGCTTGACAGTTGGATGGTAGTTTCCATTGCGCGCAGACCAATCGGCATCCTCACGCTCTCGCATAGTTGCATTTGTTGATACAGCTGGAACGTCACCACTTTTAAGCCCTTCATTTCGATCCTTACGGCTAGCTTTAGCGCAGTAAAAAAAGCGGGCAGCACTTTTTTCAAGCTCGATACGAGGTTCGTGCGATGCAATACGACCAATCATTCCTCCGAATTTGACTGCACCACTGAAACCATTTGCAGTTGGTTCGTTTCCAGTAATTTTCCCCTGCTGGCCTTTCGCATCTGGGAACGCGGCTAGCACCTCATCACTGCCGTCGTGGATTAAGTTGGCCGGCCAGCGGCCGACGTGTTCACTAACTTCCTGGCTAAGCCCACGCCCATCACCGGCGGAAAATCTACCACCTTGAATAGCCGTGTTGATGCGGGTCTTTACTGCGTCATCACCAACCCTGCACCCATCAATATTCGGCGCCCCCGTGCCATACTCCAGGACGTTCGCAGCCACGGTACCGACAAGTGGCTTTCGCGCTACACAGATCGGCTCGTGTGCTGGCTTGAGTGCGGTGCCCCAGCCTTGCCACTGCCCATCAAGGTTTCTGGACTTCGGGAATCCTGACCCATAAACCCACATAATTTGATCGCGTATCTGGAAGCCCGCATCCTCAATTGCGCACGTCATGCGGTGATAAGTACGAGAACCACTGAAGGCCAGTAAGTGACCGCCTGGCTTCAACACTCGTAGTACTTCAGCCCACATTTGTGGGTTATAAGCGATACCACTTGCGTCCCAAGACTTTCCCATAAATCCAATCTCGTAAGGAGGATCGGTAACAACTGAATCAACGCTGTTATCAGGGAATCTCTTCATTATTTCTACGCAGTCCCCAAGATGCAATGCATATTCACTCATAACTTATTCTTTTTTTGCTTGTTTTAATCATTTTTGAATAATTGTAGGCGCAACTATACGGCTGTAGGACAGGCATCTTTCACCTGGAACTTTGCCCATTCACCGGCAATCCAATGGATACCTTTTGGAGTGAATCTAGCCTGGTTGAATGCGTGGTTGGAAGTGCTCGATGTCCCAGCTTTGATTTCAAAACGTCCACAGTCAATGTGTGGCTGATAGGGAGTCCAACCGTCGCCAAGCTTGTACATGATGTGGCGCGCATTCAAAAACCGCCTAAAATCAGACTCATTTGCCCCAAGGAGCTTGCAAACCTGCCGAAATCCCTTAGAGCCGGTTGCGTCAACGTATTTCTCTACGAATTCAACGTGGGGCTTAGTAGCCTCAATCTGTGCAGCCTGCTCCTCAATAATTTCTGCCTGAGCAAGTGCCAGCCGCAAGGCCTCTGTCATCGTCTTCGGGGCGCTAAATACCTTTTCAGAAAGCTGGTTGCGCATCTCAAAAAACACCCTGACAAGCCTCACCTTAAACTTTCGTACAACCTCGGTGTTGCGCATGTACGAAAACAACAATGTTGCATGATGCTCGTTCAATAGCGCATATTCGGTATTCCCGCCGCCATGCGAGCCAGGCAATCTTGGTCTGATTTCAAATCCGACCAAGCCAAATTCTTCCAAATCTGCGAGATATGTACGAACAAGCTTAATTACACTTGAATGATCGAGTTCAGACCCATTTGCAATATCGATGGATGTTGTAACTAGCTGACCATTCGACAAACAAGTAACAATTGACTCACTCATCAAAAATACTCCTGATTATTCTTTGGGGAAATGTTTAGCCAACTTCAGAAGACCATCCATGCAACACTCAACAGCACGCATTGGCATCATGATTGCAACAGCTTCTGGAACGAGTCCAAACTGAACAATCACAGGCGAACTTTCATCACCGCTACTCCAAAAACGAACAGACTGCATACGAGTGTCCTTGAGCCCCATTCCAAACAAATGCGCCAAAACATTCATGGAAATAGCCTGTGGCACTTTCTCAGTAAGCGCCGCGAAATCAGGTAGCACCCTCTGATAGACCGGGTACTTCGCACCGGTAATCAAGCACTTGTTTGGCTGAACGTATATTTCAAATGTGCCATCAAGCAACATAAGACGCTGCGTTTCGGTGTCTACTTGACACATAACACCGGCTTTAATCTGTGAATTTTTAGCACTCTTACGAACGGCATCCGAATCAATCCGGCAGTTAATCTCTTGATCGCAGATTGCCAGAACATCCCGGATGCAGAGCATCGCATGCCCATTTGTAGCCACCAATACGGCACCGCCATCCTTGTGAGGGGAAATAAAAACACCCTCCAGGTAATAACGAGCACCACCCTTAGCGACAAAGGAGTTCAGCATTTTTATGTATTTGGCCTGAAATTGAATAATGCTCACGCTGCCACCCTTACATTCTGATCAAGGAGATGATGCGCAGAACGTGCGCAGTCAGAGACTAGACCCGTTTCAATATTGGGCAAAATCTTGAAATAGAACGAATGGAAAGCGCATAAATTCTTGTATTCGCCCGTCGTCAGCGTCAGTATGTCGCCACTTCTTTTCCATGCCTTCTGCAGCGATTCGTATGCAGCTGCGGCAACAGAGTCGAGATAAGCATGCCTAGTCATCCGCGCCAAAAACATGCCAGTTACTACTGAAAAAGCAATATGATTCCGCCCGACTTCACCACAAGCATTTCGCTTGAGGGTGTCAAAATGAATCAAATACATCAGCTCAATTTTATCGGCGTCAGCTTTGCCCAATGGCTGCTTTCTAGCAATCAATGCCAACCCAGGGTTTGGAATATTTTTTTTCATATTCATCAGATATTCTTCAAATTATTTGTTATGCCGGATCCATAAAATCATGTAGCTTTTTCTAAAGCTAACGACTTCAATAATTCTGAAACTCCCACCCGCCACCATCTTTCTTGGCACGTTTGATACACTTGATAAATCGAAACCAGGGCAACACCTCTGCGCATAATTTGATCTTCAAGTTACCAACCTGAGTTGTATATGAACCCTTTGTTTCGTGAATCTGAAGCTCAAGATTCGCCATCACGACCAAGAAATCGACCTCGTAAAACGTGTTGTCAGCAAGCCGAATATTCATCGGATGAAACTTCCAGTCCAAAACCTCACCAGATAGCTTTTTCCTATCGAGAATTTCTGCATACTCGGCTTCAGTTTTGTTCATTTGGCTTTTTGGAATTCGCCCGATAGAAAAAAACCTATCCCTCGCAGCAATCGTCTTCTCAGCGCTAGAGCCACTTTGCTGCTTAGCCCCACTGCGGCGCCCCTTTGACTGCAACGCATTGAACTCGCTGACAGACATTCGAATTCCATTACCAGCCATTCAAGATACCTCTCGACCTAATTATTCATTTTAGCATTTTTTAAGCCTTTTGTGGCTATTTTTAGTCATGCCAATACATTTTTTGCTTCAAGCCAGACACCGCACTTGCCAACGTTTCCCATGCTAAATTGCTGGACAAAATCGCCGTTTAACTTACCTTTGGCCTCTTCGCCGCGCCGCTTTCCAACAAGTTCAAGGTATGCCGAAACTTCAGATGATTTCCGCGACTGCAACCTCATCCGACACAGAAGTCGAACTTCGCACTCATGGCGATATTGCTCACTAAGATTGAATGGCCGCATCACTGTAGCTCCCTATATTGCATCGTTTTTCTCTTTGCATCTGCTTTTGCGCGCTCCAGTGCTTTTCTATCTGCAGCGATTCTAGCCTCAGAAATCCTGTGGATCTTTTGATCTGCTGGCTCCATACCCGATATCAGATCGCGCATTCGTCGTATATTTTCTTGGATTTTTTCCCGCTCATAATCTTTCTGGGCATCTGCACCTGGCGGCGCTGAAAGCATCGGCAAAATTGGAGTGCTGGGGCTATTAAGCAGAATCTGAGCGAACTCGCTGTCATTGCGAATAAGCCCCTTTCTAAGGGCATCACCAATTGCGACTCTTTGCCGATCTTTATCAAAGCCGATCGACACAGACCAGGAGGCGGGGACTGCGCGAATTCGAGCATTGGCAACCAAGCGGTTGTAATTTTCTTTAAAGGACATGCGAGCCCCGACTTTATCGCCGACATTCAAAATTGATTCACACAACCCAAACGCCTCGGCCATTTCCGCAGTCCAAACAACAGTTTCCCGCTGGTCTTTACTGCGCAAAGCGATAGCCCAAGCCTCCTCATCCCCCGGGCGCCCATCCATCTCTCTGCATCGCTTCATAATCGCTGCAGGAATCGGAGGAAATTCCGGCTGATTCACAACGTACATTGCCAATGCAGAAGCCACCACCTTCAGCGGATACGGACTCAGCAAATCCCACCAAGTATGCGAGGTTTCCGGAATAGACTTGTCATAAGCGCCGAAGCATAGGCGCAGCGCCTGTAGGAACTCCGGCTTTTCCGTATCAAGCATCACGTCCTCCCCATTTCCAACGCCGGAACAGCATCAACTCCGCAGATGCCGGTGACATCCGGGCTACCAAGGAACTCACGTTCAATTCGAGCATTTTTTTCTTCAATCGTTTCAGCCCGACTGCCACCCATCTGACCCGAAAGCTCTTTGTCATTGCGAATAAATCGGTCAATGTTGTCCCCACTCTTCAAGATCACATCGAGGCCGTTGTACTTCACCCCCTGCGTATTTTTCCCCATGTTGTGAGGAGTTTTACTGCATCCACGGATAGCCAAACAAATGTCAGATGGCGAATAGCTCTTCAGCGCAGAACGAATCAGACCCTTTCGCTTGGAATCCAGAGCCGACCTGGGCGAATCCATCACTTTTTTCCAGAAATCGAAAATAGTCGACACGTCGTCGGGCTTTAGCTCGACATTGTTTTTATTTGACTCTGGTTCTGGTTCTGGCTCTGGTTCTGGTTTTAAAGCTGAGTCCGAAAGGGTTCCTAAAGGGTTATCAGGCACCTTATATTTTTCTTCAAAATTGTCCAATTTCACCACCGGAAACACAGAGCTAAAAGCCCGAAGAGCCTTTGCCAGCATAGCTTTAACCTCATTTGGCGGGCTTATTGCATCAAACATTTTCCCAGCTGCGATACCGACATTTGGGTTCTCAAACTGGTTCCACTTCAAGTAATGCTGAATAAAAACCCATGAAGTCCTTTTGCAACGGTGCATAAACCCTTTAAAAGTCAGCTCATCAAACCCTTTCGATACCCTTTCAATATCCCACATAACATCCTCAGCAGCGTATGCCAAAGGTAGTCTGAAGCATCCAAGCATGTTTCCATGTGGACACGTCAATAGATAGAGCGCCAAGGTTCTAGCGTCATCGCTAAGCGCACGCGTATCCTCACTCGTCCAAAATGCCGAATAAACTTTTCCATAGTCACGCATGAGACACCCATTCAACTTTCAAAAAAATTGCTAAATTTCTGGAAGGCGTGTAACTACCTGGCATGCCTTCCTAGCCATTAAGCGGTGGCCGCAAATGTCACCCATTACCAACAACCAACATTTGCCGCAAAAAAACACAAAAATCAATATTTCAAGCCATTTATGGCTATCGCGAGCGCGAAAAAAAGCACACCCTTTTCTAAGGATGTGCATCATCAATTACTATGACTAGCGAATTTCTCGCCATGGTAAATACTGATGCTTTGATGCTGTCTCTGATACTTTCGTATCCTTTGAATCATCACCAATTCTCCAGACCTCGCCATCGAAATAGCTAAAAATTCGATCTGTACGCTCATCAGTATTTGTCGAATCTCTCTCATACATTCCGACTACATCTGGTACCAATTCACCACTATGCCAAGTAGCTGTATCGTTCAGCTTACCCGGATCAGCATCAGTATTTACACCCATGTTTTACTCACATCGCGACAGGAACATTTTGCAAGTTTTCTTGGTGCCGCGTGTCACGCAACAAAATAGCCGCCTCGCGTTTTTTCAAAGCGAGATACATTTTACGAACATTGCGCACAGATGGGTCTTTTGTTGTGCCTTGCATGATTTTGTTCAGCGTATTCTTCGGAACCTTGCTGTCTTTCGAAAACTGATCACGCTCCATGTAGTAGTGAACATTTCCGTTTTTCAGAACGTATTCAAGCTGGTCTTCACCGATTATTACCTGTTTAACTTGCTTTGCCATAATTACCTCATAAATCGGATTGCAAATAACCCTTATGCGGTAATTTTAACCCACAAACGAATTTTTTTGCAATGCTTGCGACTTTTTAGGCAAAAATAAAAAAGAGTAATTTTGATAACATTTTGGTTATTCCTATTTGTTTTTACCGTAGATAAATTTAATCGCTCTGTGCAAAACTACATTAAGAATATAAGTAGCCTTGCAAGGCTAGGCTAAAACGCATAATATTACCCACGGATATAGCAATGACACAAATAGATACTACCCACGAAGATCATTCGATTATGGCACCAACAAAAAGAACACCATCCGACCTGAGAGGCACAGTTGCAAGACGCCTTGATGAATGGATGCGCGACAACATCGCGCTGGATACCCAGGCCAAGCTGGCAATGGCATCCGGCGTTGGGCAAACTACAATCGGCCGAATACTGAATAAGCAAACATCTCCAACCCTGGACGTACTAGAAAGTATTGCAAGTACCTTTGGCCGCGATGTCTCTGACCTGATTGCGAGATCAAGCGCTGATTTTATTAATTATGATAAGTCAAAATACGCTCGCCTTCCGGACTACGAAAAAATCCGCGTAGAAGGATTTATTAAACACGTAATTTCTGAGCATAACCGCGGAGATTCCTAAGGCTTCATAGTTCGCCCATTTTTCTGGGCGCTTTCTTTTACCATCAAATAGCCATATAATACTATTTTAAGCCTTTACAGAATTTAATATCCTATATAAACTGACCTCATTTAACGGATTACACATGAAAACAATAGGAACAATTAGGGCATCGAGTTGTATCGGCTTATTTGACTGCGCGCTATCCTGGTATTACACCAATATAAAGGGGATACGAAGCCCATCAAATGGCTTATCTGCAACGGGTACAGCAATACATGCTGGAACTGCATATTTTGATGAAGCGAGAATGAACGGAGAAACACCGGAGGTTTCCGCTGCTGTAGAAATAACCATAGATGCATTGAATAACCCGAATGAGGAAGTGCAGTGGGACAGCGTCAAGATGCACCGTGAAATGGAATTAAAAGCTATCAAGTTAACGACAAGATATTGCATAGAGATTGCGCCAACGCGGGAATATGTTGCAGTCGAATTACATTGCCCACCACTGAATGTCCAGACGAAATATGGCGTTATCAAATTGACCGGATCAACTGACAGGATCCGGAGAACCGAGGATAGAAGGCTTGGCATATCAGATTTGAAGTCCGGGAAAATGGCGGTTAAGGTCGGATTCGAGGATCACGAGGAGGCAGTGGCCTCAACCGCAAATCATCACATCCAACTAGGCATTTACACATTACTTGCGGAAGAAGCAGCCCAAACGGTCTTTGATGCTCCTGCAGAGATAATTGGATTAAGTACTGGCCGGAATGCAACGATCGCGATATCTGAAGTTGAGGACGTAAAAACAGCACTGCTGGGCACTGATGAGGTAGATGGAATGCTGGATATGGCAGGGAAAATGCTGAAAGAAGGTTTTTTTCCACCAAATCCACGATCAATTTTATGTAGCAAAAAGTATTGTGCGGGCTATTCGCGCTGCCCCTACAAAGGTAAATAACGAGCAACTTTCACCAACTAACTGGAGTTAAATATGACACACGTACAGCAAGATGCAGCGGCAGCAAAATCCACATCTGAACTGCGAACTATCGCAGCGCAAACGCAAGCACCAGAATCACGCTTGGATATGTTCACACTGTCCGGACTGCAACTGGCACACAAACTCGCAAAAACTTACGCATCAAGCAATGCTGTTCCATCCGCATTCCGTGACTACGTGGAAAAAAAAGACAAGAGTGGAACTAATCTCATTGAGAACCCTAACGCCATCGGCAATTGCATCGTAGCAATTGAAACTGCGGAATCTACCGGATTTTCTATTTCAGCAGTCATGCAGAATGCACACGTTATTGAAGGGAAACTGAGTTGGTCTGCTCAGTTCGTTATCGCAGCTATCAACGCATCACGCCGATTTACTCCATTGCGCTTTACGCTGCGCAGCCTTGGAATGATCAGTGCCAAGTACAAAGAAAAAACGACTTGGAATAAAGACGACGGCCGATACAACATGGTCGACAAGAGTGTCGATATCGAAAATTGGGAATGTATTGCGTGGGCGTACCCGATAGAAAATGGGCACCGTGTGGACGAAAAAATTGAATCCATTCCCGTTTCAATGAAAATGGCAGTTGAGGAAGGCTGGTACGCGAAAAACGGCAGTAAGTGGCAAACTGAAATGAAGTTCCAAATGCTTCAGTACCGTGCAGCTACATTCTTTGGTCGCCTTAATGCACCGGACGTTCTGATGGGCTTTGGACAAACTACAGAAGAATTGCAAGATACTGTAATTGACATCACGCCGCAGCCCGATGGAACTCATGCCGCGAACATCGAGCAATTGCGTAAAACAGCCGCGGCGCCGGCAGCACGCACAAATCAGGAAGATGTAACTGATGTTGAGGCAAAAGAACTTTCACGCCCAGCCGAAGCCACAAAAGAATATTCCGAGCCAAAAATCAATGAAACGTCAGCACAAACCAAAGGGGCGACCTCATCTACTGATGCGGCCAATGCATCGAATCACGACTCACCAGCATCACCTGGCGCCGATGCACAAGCAGCTGATGACTATAAATATGCAATGTCTCTTGTAGAAAAGGGGTCTCTTGAAGAAGCACTGGACTATGCCCGCAGTATGCACCCGGATGACGCTGAAGAGATTCGCACAATGGTGGCCGATAAGCGGCAAAAAGCAGAGCAATTAGCAACGCCAGCGCGCCGCACCCGCTCAAATACGGTAGACATGGGCAGCTAATCAAGAAAGATTCCAGGGCTGACAATAAAAAGCCCTGATAAAACATAGTCAACGAAATCAAGGTAAGAAAAATGAAGATCACACAAATTGAAGTACAAAATATCCTCGGCGCTAAAAGCGTGAGCGTTTGCACTAAGGCTCCGGTTATCGTGTTTGCGGGCGACAATTACAGCGGAAAATCAAGTACCTGCGAAGCTATCTATCAAGCAATGAGCGAAAACTATACTCGTGTCGGCTTGAAAAAAGACTTCTCAAAGCTGGTATCTGATGATCAGAAAAAGGGTATAGCTGTCGTGCAGTTTGAGGGCGGACAGGCATCGATCTCACTACCAAAAGGAACGCACAATTTTGCATTCGACGGCATTTCGATGAACGATGCCGAGTTGATGCAATTAGCAATGCCCTACTGCCTGACAGGAAGTTTTAGCTCAGCTGATAGTGATGAACGTCGCAAATTTTTGTACAAAATGATGAAAGTGAAGACTGGGATCGGGATTGTGCAAAAAATGCTGATCGACGAAGGCTGTGATGAGAGCAAGCTACCTTCAATACTCCCTTTGCTTGCGTCAGGATTCAAAGCAGCAGAGGAAGAAGCTAAAGAAAAAGCTAAGGATTCGCGCACTCTATGGAAGAGCGTAACCAAAGAGGTGTACGGGTCAGACAAGGCTGAAACTTGGGAGAATACATTGCCTGCCGGCTTAGACAATTCTGCTGTAAATATTGACGCAATCAATCAGAGCATCGTTGATCATACTAAACAAATCGAAGAAAGAACTATAGCAATCGGCAAATTGCAGGCTGAAATGCAGCAGGCTGCAACAATCAAGCGCAAAGCGGATGAGTTATCAGCTATCGCAGCGACACTGCCTTTTTCAAAAGAATCGCTCGAGAACGACCGCAAAGCACTGGCCGACTTCCAGGCGGAAATTGCCGCGGTGCGCGAACTTGCAAGCGGTGAAATCCAAGTCACTACTTACTCATGCCCTTGTTGCTCTGTAGTATTAACAATAGCTGATGGTGCTCTTTCCGAATATCGTGCGCCAGAGAAAGTCATTGATCCTGCTGCTCAAGAAAAGCTTCCCGGCATGGAGCGAAAATTAAAATTGCTCGAAGCTGCGGTTATCGCTAGCGAAAATGCAGTAGAGGATGCAGAGGATGCAAAATCTAAACTCAAATTACTGGCTGATGGTGTGAATTCTGACGCACCAACTATAGAAAGCATAGCGGCCGAGCGCAAAGCGCTGGATGCTATCAACGCGCAACTGAGCAAGCTGAAGCTAGAAAAAGCAAACTATGACGCCTTATTGACTGCAGAGGCTGAAGCCAGAAAAAAAACTGAAGATGCAAAACGCCATCACTTAGATGTCCTGGCATATTCAAAAATTGCCGAGCAACTCTCCCCAGAGGGAATACCGAGCAAACTTCTGGAAAATGCGATTGCTCCGTTTAATCAAGCGCTGGCAAAGTCATCAGAAATATCGTACTGGCATCCTGTTTCAGTAGACAAAAACATGAGCGTTTTTTATGGCGACCGCCCTTACTCACTCTGCTCTGAGTCGGAAAAGTGGCGCTGTGATGCGATGCTAGCCGAAGTGATTGCGAAATTCTCAGGTCTGAAGCTTATCATGCTGGATCGTTTCGACTGTCTTAATGCAGAAGGTCGTAGCGATATGATCGCATGGCTTGAGGAAATAACAGCGTCGGGATCGATTGATTCTGCCATAGTTTTTGGAACAATGAAGGATAAGCCAAAACTGCCTTCAACCTGCCAGCTAGTCTGGATGATAAATGGCGAAAATGAACAAGATACGCAACAGCAATCGCTTGTAGCTGCATAGAGCAATAACTTGGCGCGATCGAGATGTTAATAGGCGGGGGCAGGCTCCCGCTTCAATATGAAAGGCAAAAAAAATGGCGTCCGTAAATAAAGTAATTATCGTCGGGAATTTGGGGAAAGACCCCGATACTCGCTTCACACCGGGTGGCGATGCAATGACCAGCATCACGGTCGCGACCACTGACACTTGGAAAGATAAAGCGACAGGCGAAAAGAAAGAGCAGACCGAGTGGCACCGCATTACCTTCTTCGGTAAGCTGGCAGAAATCGCTGGGCAGTACCTCAAAAAAGGTTCCCAGGTCTACGTCGAAGGCTCCCTGCGTACCCGCAAATACACCGATAAAGACGGCGTGGAAAAGTATGCAACTGACATCAAAGCAGATTCCATGCAGATGTTAGGCAGCCGCCAGGGTATGGGCGACGCAGGCATGGACGACGGCTACGGCGCACCCACCCCAGCCCGACGCCCGGCAGCCCCGGCACAACGCCCAGCCCCGGCACAACGCCCAGCCCCGAATTTCTCGGATATGGATGACGATATTCCCTATTGAGCGGCTTGGGTATTTATCCCCAACCGCTTACATACAAAAATACCATGCCAATTTGAATGCGGCGTAGCAGTTTGGACTACATTATTGACGACCGGCCTAAGGAGGCGCGAATACAGGGGTGACCCGTGGGGCGCGTGGATTTCCGCCTCCAATATAGCGACCAAGCTGCGTTCCATCCGGCACACTGTTTTTTAGATACAGTGAGGTAATACTCAGAAACTGTCCGTTGGAGATGTATTTGAGCACCAGCAGCGCTGCTGGGTTGAGGTTTAGCCGAATTTTACTTTTATCGTGCTCTTCCGCAGAATAAACTGTCCCAGACTGGCTCAATTTAAAGTAAACCATACTCGCTACTGTATGGTTGTTGTTTATGAGCCATTGGCCATGCCGTTTTTGTATATGCTCCGCCCCCCAGTAAGCATTTCCCTGTTGCAACTTGATTGGCAGAGGGGCGACCACCCCGGGAATGATGTTACCGGGCATCACCCCGAAAGTTGTTGAACCATTAACTGTCCAGAAGCCCAATATGTCTGACACATGCCACCATACATAAGTTTATGTCGAAGTAGCAATTATCCTCCATGCTGAGGATATACGTACGATTTACTTTGACTTGCTCATTTTTGAGTAAGATGTGCTACACTATGTTTGTCGTTGATGACGAAGCGTCCGCTGTAGTGGCAACAAGGTGAGGCGCATTTAGCAAAAGTGGGGCCATGTGTAGTACTCACTTGAACGTGGTGTTGGTTTTGATACCAACTCAGGATTCCACTAGCTTAGGCTATTTGGATACTGCGGGCGCCGTTCCGACAATTAACACTGAAAGCCGCCTCCGGGCGGCTTTCTTCATTTCAGCTATACCTTCCTCGTACTGAATAGGCACTTTCCTCGGGCTACCAGGCAGTCTCCTTGCAGATGCACTATCTTGCAGTAGGACAACGTCGTCTGATGATAGACCGTTGGATAAAGCAGACTGCATCTAGTTTGGTTGCGCTGCGACTGGGATGTATGCGATCGCCAGACAGTGCTCCCCAAGGCCGGCCAAAACCAAAGTTGCAAACCTAAATGCAGCGTAGTTCCACATTCCTAAATCTGATTTTACTGCAAAGTGTTATACAAATAAATTTCCCAACGAAACGACAAGGCTAAGAGTAACCTTATACGGCTTTTTTTATGCTAAAATGAATTTATTGCTTTTTTGCTGGCTAGCCAATTTAAGAGCTAGAAGCCCGATTGCACCCGCACTTGCATCAATAAAAATTCATATTTGCATTTTTTTAATCACAATGTCAGATTCATTAAATATTAGACAATGCGCCGATTTACTTCACGTCAATGAATCAACTGTTAGTGAAATGGCGATATCTGGAGAGATCCCGGGCGCAAAGATTGGCCGTGCATGGGTATTTTTGAAGGAAGATGTTATTTCTTATTTGAGGAATGAAATTTCAAAACAGACAGCGGTTCGAAAAAAAGAAGCAGATGAAAAGAAACCAAAAGAAAAGTTTCCAGAAAGCTCCCTCGTAATGATTAAGGGGGCTCCAAAAGTCAGCAGAAAGCGCGTGCTGCCTGATTTGAGCGCGTATCAAAATTAACTGACATGCTTAGAGCAAGACGATAGCTATATCGGCGGCGATTTCACCTACATCGAGTGATGATCGCTTTTTTTAATTTGGATATACAAAATGAACATTACCAAAACAGAAGATGCAAGCGAATCCATTAGCCTTAATTTGATTGATTTGAATGGCCGCCTCTGGACTATCCCCGCGGAGGTAGTGAAGACAAAAATGAAGGATCAAAATTTTGCATTACATAAGTCGCTTGATCTTTATGATAATGCATGGGTAGTTACGCATGTTGAAACTGGCGCAATCGTCTACACGGACAACCTTAAGAATGCAGCAGTTGCAATAGCAGCAAAGAAAATAAATGGCATGACTATCAAAAAATTTAATGAGGCCGTTGAGAAAATTCAAGAAATCCGGCGCGAATTAGAGTCAGAAAGACGCGCAGAGTTCATTGCGCAACACCTTAATGGTAAGTGAAATATCAAATTACAATAGACGTCAAAAATATGAGGTATGGGCAGAAAAATGAAATGGATACGAATATGTTTGTTTATACCAACTTTTCTTTTGCTGATGAATTATCTCGGGTTTGATAAATTTGACCGGAGAGGCGCATCTATTAGAATTTTCGCTTGCACCCTGGCCTCCTTGGTGATTGTAGGTGTCATAGACTATATTGCAACATCTTTGTTCGGTATTCAATTAGATTAAGCATTCAATACTCACAAATAACATACGCCACATTCGGCTTCGGTTAAAATTCGGGCTATCCGAACAACAACTAAAAGTAGAGCCGAACATGGATTTAGTTTCGCCATTATCAGATCAGGAAGTTGAATTAATTCAATGCTTCAGAATGTCTGATGAAATTCACAAAAGCTTAATCTTGACTTCGGCAGAAGTTGCAAAAGAGTATGCAATTAAAAAGGCAAATCACAAGGCCGAGGTCTACCAGTTTCCGATGACAAGGAATTAACCGAGCCTATCCGCAAGATTACTGGCGCGCAGATTTCCATAGCGAGCTAGCATCCTAGTTGAGCTGTGCCCAGTAATTTTCATAATTTCAAAGTCGCTAAGATTTGTCTTCTCAAATAATCTTGATGTAGCCTCATGGCGCAAATCGTGGAATCGTAAATCTCCACACCCAGCGGCATCAAATATTCGCGCAAACTGCCGCGACAACTTTGATGTGGTCTGGCGCAGCGACAAACCATCAAAGCCATCTAGCCAAGGGAAAAGCAAGTCATTCTGATGGTTGAATCCCGCCATACCCCGGCTTTGACTACTAACAATTTCCAAGTACGAACTGATCGAAGCAATTGCTTTACGAGAAAGCGGTACCTGGCGCTTATTGCCATTTTTTGTTTTATCGAGAAATATAGTCTTCTTCTCTAGAGATATCTGATCGAGTGTTAGAGAAAACATCTCTCGCATCCGCATTGCGGACTCTAGAGCCAAATCAAAAATAAGCTCAATTGCCGCCTGATAATTCATCTCAAGTGGGCGCTCGCGCTGACTTGGCTTATCTCTAGCCATTACTGAGCGAATTCGCTCTTCTTCGCCGGGCTCCAGCCGGCGATCACGCTTGTCGTCACTTTTCTCTGCATGCTCACCATCAAATGCTCGCGCTGCAGCGACATCTCTATCTGAATACTGCGCGTACCGCTTTGGTAGTTGCCTAATCGGGTTTATAACAAGCGGCACTATATTTCGCCTACCAGCCCAATCAAAGCAGCGACCAAGAGCCCCGACATGATGCCGGATAGTATCAGGCGAAAGGTTATATTCGACCTTCATTGCAAACACCCACTTCTCAACCCAGGCGTAATCGATTCTCTTTAACTCTGCTTCACCAATGCGGGCATATTGAACATTGAGCAGCCTCTCATCTGAATCTGGCACTGAATTTGCGACCAGGTACTCTTTAATTAGGTCAGCAATTGTGTTGTGCTCTGACTTTTTTGCAAAGAGCTCTTGCGGAACGATCCCACGGTCTAGCAGCGCTTCAAGCTTTGCTACATACGAATCACCCTCAGCCTCATCAGCAAATGTCAAATATAGCGGCTTAGCCAATAATGACTTGCGCTTAATGACGTATTCCCATCCTTTATTCTTCTGTCTCTTTGTAGCCAT